GTACTATGACATCACCCCCATCCGCAAAACAATCACGTTGACCAACCCGTTTACGGCTACCAATGGTTCAGCCGTTATAGCAGTCTCTGAAAGCAATCACGGCTGCGTACAGGGTGACTTTGTTACATATAGCGGCGCAGGTATCGTAGGACTTGGTGGCAACATCACTGCGGCTGTGCTTGCAAACACCTTTCAGATTACTTTTGTCAACGACAACGCATATACCATCACGGTGTCTGCCACTGCAAACGCCACAGATGCTTCTGGTTCTCCCGGCGGCGGATCAGTAGTAGCGCAATACGAAACCAATACTGGACCGTCTTATCAGATTCCTTTGATTGGCTGGGGCGGCGGTACATGGGGAGGCGGTACTTGGGGTGTCGGTTCTAGCAACACAACTTCCTTGCAGCTGTGGAACCAGCAGAACTTTGGTGAAGATTTAATCTACGGGCCGCGTGGCCAAGGCATCTATTACTGGAATGCAAACGTAGGGTTTTCGCCCATTCAGATCACCATCTCTATTGCATCCCCAGGTGTTATCACATTGCCGACTGGGTTCTCTTTTCCTGATGGCACAACTATCACGTTTACATCCACGGGCGCTTTGCCTACTGGTTTGACCGTTGGTCAGGTTTACTTTGTCGTAAATTCCACGGGCGGCACATTCAATGTGGCTACGTCTATTAACGGCACACCCGTCACCACATCAGGTGGCCAATCAGGCATTCAGCGTATATCCCAACGTGGTATTGACTTGGCAGACGCTGGGGATGACGACACGCCCATCTTCCAAAACTTTCTTATTGTTTCGGATGCCAGCCGCTTTGTTTTGGTGTTTGGCACGAATGACTATGGCAGTAACGTCTTAAACCCAATGCTGATCCGCTGGTCAGACCAAGAAGATCCGTTCACATGGGCGCCACAGGCTACCAACCAAGCGGGTAGTTTGCAACTCTCCCACGGCTCGTCCATCATTACAGCCGTCCAGTCGCGCCAAGAGATTGTGGTGTTTACCGATTCATCTCTCTATTCATTGCAATACGTAGGCCCGCCATTTGTTTGGACTGCTCAGCTGATTGCCGACAACGTGTCTATCGTTGGCCCGAACGCCGCTGTTATCGCCTCCGGTGCGGTGTACTGGATGGGTATTGACAAGTTCTATAAATACGATGGACGTGTGCAGACATTGAACTGCGACTTACGCCGTTATATTTTTAGCGACTTCAACATCTTGCAGGCGCAACAAGTCTACGCGGGTACAAACGAAGGCTTCAATGAAGTCTGGTGGTTTTATTGTTCTGCCGACGCCATTGAGAGCGACCGCTATGTGATTTACAACTACGTAGAAAACGTATGGTCTTATGGCACCTTGGGTCGTTCGGCTTGGCTGGACTCTGGATTGTTGCCCCGCCCTGTGGCGGCCACATACGACAGCGAATTAGTGCAGCACGAAGATGGGGTGGATTCTTATGTGCTGGGTACACGAACAGCTTTGACTGCCAATATCTCCTCATCTGAGTTTGATATTGGGGATGGCCACAACTTTGGTTATGTATGGCGCATTGTTCCTGACTTGACATTTGAGAACTCTGTTTCTACCCCTACAGGTAGCTCGCCTCAAGTAACTATGACGCTGTTTCCCATGCAAAGCTCGGGATCCGGTGTTGGTAATTCAGCCGCTGCGAGCGTCACCAAAGGCAATAACTATGTTATTACTGAAGAGTACACGGGGATTGTTTACACCCGCGCTCGAGGCCGTCAGATGATTTTTAAGATTTCCTCAGATCAGATTGGTACAACATGGCAGTTGGGCGCACCTAGACTTGACATCAAACCTGACGGCAGGAGATAAGTCATGTCAATGCTTCAGAACCGTGCTTCGCCGAACATCCCTCAAGCTCCTGCTGCTTACGATGTGGCGTACATGAATTCTTTGAGCAATGTGATTCGGTTGTTCTTCAACAACATCAATACGATTCAACAATTAAATTTGGCGGCACTGAATCTTGATATACGCACATTACCCACCGATGCGGATTACAACAACCTGCGTGTAGGTGATGTGTACAGGGATACACAGGGCGGAACGCTACAAACAGGAACAAATGTGTTGCGTATTAAAGTACCTATTGAGTTGCTTGGGGTACAAGGTTCAGGGGCTTCTGGCAGTGTTGGAGCCGTTGGAGGCACAATAACTCGCAATTTAACTGGTATTTCGGGGTCTGGCGCTATTGGCACAGTGACCCCTTAATACTAAAATGCAATGTAACTGAGGAGAATACTATGGCGATGGGCGGAGTTGGTGAAGCGGCGCTGCTTGGCGCGGCAATGGGGGGTGGTTCTGCTTTGCTGACTGGCGGCGATCCACTGAAGGGTGCTCTCATGGGTACGCTTACTGGCGGTATTGGCGGCGCTATAAGTCCGGCTCTAAGCGCATTGACAACAACCGCTCCTTTGGCGGCGACAACTGCTGCTACCAGTATGGCTCCAACTTTAGCTAATGCAGCTGCAATGAATGCGGCTCCAGCCATAGCTAATACGGTTGCGATGAATGCGGCTCCTACATTAGCTTCTACGGCTACTGCTCCACTAACCGCATCCACATTAAATCTGAATCCAGCAGCATTTAATAGCGCATCATTATTAAACTCACCAATGCCGTTTAGCGCAGGGACTAATTTTTTAGAAGTTCCCGGTCTTACAAATATTGGTAGCGTTCCTTTTGGCACATCCTTAGGCCAACTTGGTACTGGAAGCGGCGGTATCGCTAATTTAGTTAGCAATTCCCCTATTGCTGCACCTGCTACTTTTGCCGCCCCTGCCACCCCACCAGTTGACGATTCTTTTCTGGGAGGCATGAAGAAGTTTGCGGACAACCCGCTGGCCTCTTTAATGGAAAATAAGTTCACGGCTGGTGCGGCTGCGTTGGCCGGCACTACCGCAAAGAAGAAAAAAGAAGAAGAGGAAGAATACACTGGCCCACTAAGCCGCTTCAAATACAACCCAGATGCGTATCGCCCATCGGGTTATGCTGATGGTGGTATTACTTCTTTGGATGGTTACGACCGCATGGTTGGCGAACAGCCTATGTATCAAGCAATGGCTCGCGGCGGTATCGCTGATTTGGGCAGTTACTCTGATGGTGGCCGCATGCTCAAAGGTCCCGGTGACGGCATGTCTGACAACATCCCTGCCACTATTGCAGGCAAGCGCCCTGCACGTCTGGCAGATGGTGAGTTCGTTGTTCCCGCCGATGTGGTTTCCCACCTTGGTAATGGCTCCACCGATGCAGGCGCCAAGCAACTGTACGCAATGATGAACAAGGTTCGTAAAGCCCGCACTGGTCGCAAAGCTCAAGGTCGTGAGATCAATCCCCGTCAATACGTTCCAGCGTAAGGAAAAGAATATGCGTGACCCTAAAAAACTAGCGTCCAAGGGTAGATATGGCGATACCATGCTCGCCCATGTCAATCCTCAAGAGGCTGCGCTGTTGAAGTCTATGGGTGGCGCTGGCACTATAAATCCTAAGACTGGGTTGCGTGAGTTTTATGGCTTTAACCAAACAAACCTCGGGGACCAAATAAGAAAAGCTGAAGAAGAAGCTGCCGCCGCAAAGGCAAAGGCTGCTGGTGCTGCTTCTACTGCTCTAACTCCAGAACAGAGACAAGCAAACATAGCTCGAGATCTAGCGTTATCTCAGATACGTGGCGCCCGCCCATCTGGTCAGGACTCACAGTTTTATCAACCAGCATATCAACCACAATACACTAACTACGCCAACCCATTAACTGCTTTGAACGTCAGTAATTACGGCACTAATCCCGGCATGTCTCAAAGTATGCAAGCTGCTACAGCCCCGGGTGCTGGTGGGATTGGCCCGTATTTAAGACAGTTGCAGAGTTACGCGAATCTTTTGAGCACCCAAGGCGACAGAAACAACATTAATACGTTGATGCAAGATATGCGTACATACGGCATAAACGCTCAAGATCTACAGGCTGCTTCTTCTTATAGCCCGTTTAGCTACCAGCAGCCCATGCAACAAAGGCAAGCGCCATTCAACCCTTACACAAATCAGTATCAAACACCGTTTAGCTATCAACAACCCATGGCGCAGCCTGCGGTACAACCCAATTACGGACCTAGCCAAGCAATCGTGGGCAGGTCTTCCCAAATGCGTGGCACTCCCAACGTGATGCGCCGTGCTGAAGGCGGGATTACCTCGTTGTTAAAGAAAAGCAAATGAATTTAACGGTTCGCCCTGTTGATGTTACCCATATCCAGCAAGTCTGGCCTATGGTGGAAGGCTATATCCAAGAAGCTATTGACAAGGGTGGAGAATTTCCTGAGTGGGCTAACGGTTACAACCTTTCCCATGTTCAGGGTTTTGTTACTAGCGGGCAGTGGTTGCTTTTAGTAGCAATAGACGAAGAGCGTGTAATACATGGGGCCATGACGGTTTCTTTCCTTAACTACCCCTTGCACCGAGTGGCGTTTGTAACCACCACGGGCGGTAAATTTATTGCAAATCCAGAGCTTTTAGAACAACTAAAAGCCTTGGTAAAAGTTCATGGTGCGACTAAGATACAGGCATTTTGCCGAGAATCTATGGTGCGCCTTTTGTCACGCGCCGGTTTTGAGCCGCGCAACACGCTAGTGGAAACACTGGTTTAAGGAGAATATTATGGGTGGTGGTGGCGATGGTGGCGGCGGGCCAACGACAACAACGGTTAATCAATCCAACATCCCTGAGTGGTTACGCCCTCAGGTTGAAGGCATTATTGGTGGCGCTTCACAAGAGCTGTTTGATTACACGGTAGACGAAAACGGCAACTATGTTCTCAAAGGCGCCAAACCTTTTGTACCTTATAGCGCAAACGTAAGAGATTACACAGCGGGATTTAGCCCCCTGCAACAGCAGGTACAAGCTAATGTGGCCAACTTGCAAATGCCTGGCCAGTTTAATCAGGCAACGGGTTTTGCTAATGCTGCTGGCCAAGGTGGGCTTGAATCTGCTAACCAAGCCTATGGGTATGGTAATGCGGGCTTTCAGTCTGGCCAAATGGGTCAACAACTGGGCATGCAAGGCGGTCAGTACTACGGCGGTATGGGCGCAGGGTATGGACAGCAAGGTGCGCAATACGGCGCTCAAGGCGCAGGTTATGGTGCGCAAGCCGCTGATGTAGGGCAGATGGGTCTTCGTGCAGAGCAGTATGGCCGCAATGTTTCCGGTCAAGCAGAAAACTACGCTCGTCAAGCTGCTGGTATGGGTGACCTGTACGGTCAGATGGCTACAAGCCCCAGCACGTATCAAGCGTACATGTCTCCTTACCAAGAGGCAGTAACGAATGTTCAACTGGAAGGTTTGCAACGCCAAGCCGATATTGCCGCCAACATGCGTAAATCCCAAGCTGCTCGTGCGGGTGCTTATGGCGGCTCTCGTCAGGCTATTGAAAACGCTGAAGCTAACCGTGCGCTTGCCTCTCAAATGGATGCAGTCCGTGCCCAAGGTTTGCAACAAGCCTATCAACAAGCTCAAGGCAATATTTTGCAACGCTCTCAGTTAGGACTACAAGGTCTTCAGGGTGCGCAACAGGGTCTGGGTACTGCTTTGCAAGGTGGTCAGTTGGGTCTGTCTGGTATTGGTACTGCACTGCAAGGATTACAAGGCGGCATGCAGGGTTCTGGTCTTGGTATTCAAGGCGCCCAAGCAGGTATCCAAGGTGCTCAAACTGGACTTCAGGGCGTGGATCGTCAACTGGCCGGTACTGCGCAAGGCATGCAGGGCGCTCAAGTGGGTCTGCAAGGTGTGTCTGGCGCACAAGCTGGTTATGGTCTAGCCAATCAAGCGGCAAATCAGTTGGGTCAATTAGGTACGCAACAGCTTGCGGCACAGACTGGCATCTTGGGTCTACAGAATCAAATTGGTGGACAGCAACAGCAGCAAGAACAGCAGTACATCAACCAAGCGATTCAGAACTTTGCACAAGCACAAGAAAATCCAATGCAAAGATACAACCAGATCAATGCGCTGGTGCGTGGTTATGCATTACCCGGCACTACAACATCGCAGTATCAAGCGTCACCTAGTTTGTTGAGTCAGGTTGGTGGTGCTGGCATCGCTGGTTTGGGTTTGTATAACGCCATGAACCCCGCCAGAACATAAGGAAACTTCATGAGCCTCAATAGCCTACAAGATGATATGTCACGCCGTGCCGCTTCAATGGCGGCTATGGCTAAACGCGCCACTAATCCACAAGACATTCAAGCCATACAGAAAAATCTTGTTGATGGCGTTCAGAATGGCTCAATCCAACCGTATGTTGGCATCCCACTGATTCAAGAATTGACCCAAAGGCTGGCTGAGGTTAAGACTCAGATGGCGCAAACTATGGCCGGTGCTGGGATGCCTCAAGCACCACAAGGCGCTCCGATTGCCCAGCAGGTAATGCAACAAGCCGCTCAAGAAGGCCAAGGTATTGAAGCCCTGCCGTCCAATCTGCCACAAGAATATGCGGGCGGTGGCATTATTGCGTTTGAAGATGGCGGTGCGGTGCAGCACTTTCAGACGGGCGATTTAGTGGATGAAAGATTCAAACGTACCAGTTCCTATTATCAGCAGCCACAAGAAGAGCCAGATGTACTCAAACGTGCCCCCCTTACCATCCAAGACCAAGTTAGACAGTATCGGGAGCTCATGGAGGCCATTCCTAAAGGCGCCAGTCAAACAGAGTATGAAGAGTATCTAAAGAACCGATCTGGTGCTGCCGAGGCCACCAAGAAGCAAGACTTGAATCTGGCTCTGGCGCAGTTTGGCTTGAACTTAGCGGCAGGAAAGTCTCCACGTGCTTTGGAAAACTTGGGCGAAGCCGGTATCAAAACATTACCAGCAGTGCAAGAGGCATACAGACAGCGCAGGCTTGCAGATGAAACAGCGCTCAGAGGTCGTGCTGAGCTTGACCGCATGTCTCGGGCTGAGCAACTTGAAGCGCTCAAAGGTGGTATTGGCTTGTACGGTAAAGAGCGTGAGATTGAGGCCGAAGCAGAGAAGGCAAAGCTGCAACGTGAAAATGCTATAGCAGTTGCCAAATTACAGAGGGAGGGCTATAAGCCTACAGACCTAGACAACTATATTCGTAACTATGTTACTAATGCAATAAAGAATGGCTCCACTCTTTCACCAGAAGCTCTAGCGTTAGAAGCTACTGACAAGTTTCCCGGTTTTGTAGTGAGACGAGATATTGCAGGCACGCAAGCAGGAGTGCAACTGGCGGGTCAAGGCGTAACCAGCGCAGGGCAGATCTTAGATGCAAAAGCTGCAGTCCTGAACGCATGGACTAGATCACAAGCTGACCGGGGGCCAGAATTTAAAGCTTACAAGAAAGCGCTCAAAAAAGATGAAGAAAATGCCGCAATTGGAAAACCCTCAACGCTGGCAGCAGAATACAAGGACAAGTGGTTTGAGAATGCTTTAACCGATCTTGGCGTTACGCCTGCGCCCAAAAAAGTCGTAGCTCCACCACCTCCACCTAAAGGAGCCGCGCCTGGCGCACGTCTTAACGCACTCCCGCCGGGTTCGCGTCAAATCGGCACTAGTGGCGGCAAACCAGTTTACGAGACACCCGACGGCAAACGATTCACTCCAGATTAAGGTTGACCCATGGCATTCCAAGAATTCAAGGGACAACTAGATGAGCCAACCGGCGCTGGGTTTGTGCCGTTTACAGGCCAACTAGATGAGCCTTTAAAGAAGTTAAAGCCAATCCAATCGGAGCCCATCCTCTCCCCTGAAGAGTTGATGATGGGATCAATTGGCGCTCCCAATACAGAGCCGTCGCCAGTCGCCCCGAAAAAAGCATTCTCTTTTGGGGATGAATTCGTCAAAGGCGTCAAGGGTGCTGTTGAGTACGCTCTGCCCTCTATGGGTCGACAACTTGCGTTGCAGGGCTCCGCCAGTGCAATGGTGTCCCGCAAGAAAAGTCTTGAGCTCATGGGCAAGATTGACAGTGGTGTCTACCCCTCACTCGATGCGCTGAAGAAAGATCCCGTCTACGAAGAAATGCGCAAAGAAGGCCAAAATCTTAGCTTGGTCAATAGTTACTACGGCAACCGCAATGCGCCCGATGTTACGGCCAAGATGCGCGGAACTACGGAAAAAGAGTTCCAAGCAATGGCTACGGATACCCGTACTCACCTTGACATGCTCAATAAATACGCAAAGGAAAACAAGGAAAAGTACGGTCCTCGAGTTGAAAAGTTCACCGACATTAACTGGACTGACCCCGCAGTCGTTGCTGATTTCACCAACTGGCTAGGCTACAACATGGGGTCGGGCGCTGTGCAGATGGCTCCCATCATGCTTGCCGCCGTAGTGACGAAACGACCCGGTCTGATGGCCGCCAGCTCAACCATGGGTGTGTCTGAAGCGGTGGGTAACCGCCTGAAGTTTATTCAAGACCAGACAAAGAGCCTGCCTCCTGATCAGCAGGGCGAAGCTATTGCGAAATACATTGCCGATACGGGCGATGCCAGCTTAATTACAGGTCTGGTGTCCGGCTCGTTTGACTTAATTCTTGGCCCCGCCGCCAAAGCAGCCAAGGCTGGACTAAGTAAATCTGTTGGTAGAGTTGCCAACATTAAGGAAGCCGTCAAGGAGCTACCCAAAGATATTCGCGGTGAAGCCGTCACGGGCGCTCTGCAAGAAACCACACAAATTGCTGCAAAGAAATATCTTCAAGAGCAAGGCCTGCCGGTTACACGTGAAAACATTCAAGACGTAATCAATGCCGCCGCCGCTGAAGCCGCTGGTGCGCCAGCAGGTACTGCTGTGAATGTGGGTGTGGCCGCCTTACAAAGACCGCCCGCTCCTGTTACTGCGCCACGCCAAGAACCCAGCTTCAGGAAAGCTCCAGCTCCTGCGACTCCAGAACCTAGGGGTCGGGTAGAGCCTAGCTTCACGGAAGTCCCAATCACCCCGCCCCCCGATCTCGGTGGTCGAGTAGAGCCGCAATTTGATGGCGCTCCGGCTCCAGCGCCAGCCGCTGTACCACCCCCGGCAATTACGCCATCAAAGGTAGAAGCCGTTCCGGGCATGATGACAGAGGCCGATCTGGCTCAGCCGGAAAATCTCACTATAACACCTGTTACAGTGACCGAGCCTGAAGTAGCGCCTGTTACACCACCCTCCGTAGTAACACCTACTCCCTTGCCAGAAGTGCCTGTTGCGCCTGTTAAGCCAACCCTTGCTGCGGCCTCGTTGCCAGAAACGCCAACAGTGCCACCCGCCAAAACACCAAAGTTGTTTGAGCCCGCCCCAGAACAGCAGGCTTTGGCCGGCTTGCCCACTGTTGAGGTTCCACTAAAAGATATTCAACTATCAAAAGACTTGCCGCAATTTAAAGTAGGGGCAAATGAGAAGGGCGTTGTTGAGCCTTTGGCGGGCAAGTTTGAGCGTACGGGGGTGGCCCCAGTCCAGTTGTGGAAACGATTGGATGGAAAGCTTGAAGTTATCTCAGGTAGGCATCGTTTTGATCTAGCAGGTCGCAGTGGCGAAACCACGATCCCCGCACAGATTCATTATGAGTCGGAAGGTTTTGACCTAGACAAAGCCACCACCTTAGATTCTGAATTAAACATTAGAGACGGCCAAGGAAAGGTAAAAGATTATGTCGATTATTTCAAAGGCTCAAAAATCAGCCGAGAAGAAGCAGTCGGTAAGGGATTACTGGCGAGAGCGTTGGGCAAGCGGGCTTACGGAATCGCAACTCAGGGAGAAGAGGAACTCATTGCCGCAATTCGTGGCGATAGGATCGGCGACGAAGCGGCGTACAACATCGCCATAAACGCACCGAATGACGCAAGACTTCAGAACGTGGGATTGCAAGCCATCATGGACGGTAAGTCTATGCAGGCTGCAACGAACACTATGCAAGCCGTTAAGGCTATGGCTGCGGAGCGAGACACAACCACCGACATGTTTGGCTTTGATGATAGCCTGATCAAAGAAGCGCAGGAGATGGCCAAGATTGCCGCCAAGATGCAGAATTCTATTGCGTCCCGGCTCTCTGCTATCACTGGTGCGGCCAAGAATCCAGCGATGGCCAAGGCGGAAGGCATCGATGTTCGTGACCCTGAAGCAATCAAGCGTCGCATCGAAGAGCTTAGAGCTCAGAAAGCTGCGCTTGAGAACTGGTCAACCAGTCCTGAACTGGTGGCTGAGATCCGTGCTGCCCGTGGGGTAGAAGCGCCCCAGCTGGAATTGCGTGGTGAGACGGAAGCAGAGATACGAGCCAGAGAGGCCACTCAAGATGCAGCCCGTCAAGCGCAAGAAGCAAAAGACATAGCAGATCGGGAAAGAGATTTCTTTCAGTTGCAACCTCAGGTGGCTGAGCGTGAAGAAGCACCAACGATGGACATGTTTGCGGGTGAGGCCGCGCCGTCTGCTGAATATCAAGCTGCGAGTGAATTAGCCAACCGTGCTAGTGCGCAGTTTAGAAAAGTGCAAGAGGCTTACCGCAGTCAAGAGATTGGCGATGAAGATTTCTTGGCGGGAAGAAAAGTTTACGACACCGCTATGGCGGAGTTTGACAAGGCGTTTAAGAAAGAGCAGGGTCTGGCCGAGCCAGCAGAGGAGCAGCCCGCCAAGAAGAAAGAAGTCGCAGCTAAAGAAGGGCGCGCCAATTTCTTTAAAGACGCATTGCCCAGGCTTGGCTTTGAGCGATTAAGACGTGGCTCCTCAAAGGCCTATCGTGACAAGGCGGGCAAGGAGTTTCCTACGTATGAAAAATACGATGCGCGCGTTGCGTTTAGCTCTAACGAACTGTTGTTTGAAGATGAGCGCGGGCGAGTTAATGTAGGCATGTCAGAGCCAACAGATATTGTTTTGCAGTTTTTAGGTGTTGATGCCGACGCTAGAGGTCGGGGTATGGCCACCTCCGTTTTGTCAGACGTAATGAAAGCAGCAGACGCAGCTGGTGCAACAATGTACTTAGAGCCTGCAAGCTTGGAGCAGGCTGGCCCAAAAACTCCGAAGCTTGTGGATTTTTACAAGCGCTTTGGGTTTATGCAAGCAACACCTGGTAGCGACAAAGTTTTGGTGAGAGAGCCGGGACAGAAAGTTTCGATTTCCAAAGAGATGCAGCAGGTCAAAGAATTGATGCTGGCTGACGAAGACATATACTTTGACGATGATGCCCAAGAGCTTCAAAGGGCGTTCAAGAATAAAGGCTTTGTTGCATATGCCGGTTATCCCGTCTATACATCAAGAGGTGGCGGGGTGATGGCGCGATCTAGGCTTACGGATGTTCAGGGTCTAGAGAGGATCGATACGCAAGAAGAGCTTGATGCGGCTTTGGAGCAAGGCAAGGGTATTAGTTTCTTAGAGGCAGACAAAGTACCGGCCAGAGAAGAGGCCAAGCCTAAAGCCAAGGCCGCAGCGGAACTCACCACCGGCGAGCGTGAAGCAGAGATCAGGAAGATCAATGCCGGTATCAAGCGCTTGGCTCTGGAGCAAATCAAGCTACCAGTAGAAGATGAAGTCAGAGAAGCAGAGATTGACAAGGAGATGTCTGTACTGATTGATCGCTTGAAAGAGCTGCAAGGCAAGCCCAAACAAGCACGTCCCGCTGCCGTTGAAAAAGCTCCCGTGTTTTCAGAGACAGAACTGACTGACATGCAAAACGAGCTGGTCAAGCTGCAACAACGAAAGAGCGTCATGATTGGCGACACATCTTTCATTGATAACGAGATTGAAGATATTAAAGATGCGCTGCGTGATGCGGGCATTGATCCCCGAGAGTTTGCCATCGAGGCCAATGAAGCGCAGGGCGAAGACATTGTGAATGATGAGCAAGCGCCAGATAACTTGCCATCCAATCAGCGTTTGCTTTTGATGCCATGCAGCGACATGAAAGGCCCAGCCAAAGCTACGGCTATGGAGCTTTACAAGGGCGTGTTCTTCCAAACATACAAATCCAACGTCCAGCCAGGCGCTTTCCCGCTGGTGGTGATCTTGTCTGCCAAGCACGGCTTCATCAATACCAATCAAGAGATTGCTCCTTACGACGAAGTGATGTCTACGGCTAGAGCGGACACCATGCTCGCCAACCTGCCGAAGTACATAGCGAACATCAAGATCCCAAGTGGTATCACTGATGTGATGATTGTGGGCGGCAAAGAGTATCAGCGCGTCATGCGGGCGGCTGTTGCAGAGTTACAGTCGTTTGGCTTGATCAGTCCTGAAGCATCTATCAATGCAACATCGGGCGGCATTGGAGTGCAGCGCCAGCAACTGGGTGAGTACCTGCGGGCTATGCAGCCAACCGTGCCGGTCATTACTCAGGAACCTTTCACGATTGATGTGGAAGCCAGGGTCATCGATGAGAACGTCAAGCGCCTATCAGCCCCTGATGTTCAGAAGTTAGAGAAGCATTACGGTGTCAAGCGAGGCACAGATGATTTCGTCCAGATGGTTAAGGACGATATTGTTCGGTTTGCCAATGAGGGTGCTGAGGCTGTAGCCAAGGCCATTCGGGAGATCATTCGCAAGTTGCATGCTGGCGTGTTGTCGGCTGCAATGATCTTTAACCCCGTCAACATTTCTTCTCCTGAGTTTTTATTCCATCCAAGTCAAACATATCGGGAAGACAAACAGGTGTTGGCCGAAGTGCCTGAAGATGTGCTCCCACGCATGTCGCCCAGTGCAAGACAGGCTTACAAGGTTTTATATCCCAGCATCAAAGATCGCTTGATTAAGAACGACAAGCTGATGGTGATTGCGGATAAGCCGGCGGCTCGGGTGTTTGTGTTCAAGCCTGATGGCTCTTTGTTACTTGATAGGAAAGTTCTTTACGGCTCGACCATTGGCGACTTTTACAAAGGCAACACAGATCTACCGCAGAACCGTATCACGCCTGCCGGCTTGTTCACGCTGGGTCTGAGGGATGCAACACGCAGCGCTGGTGAGGCTCGCACTGCTGGTGAATACGACTTCAAGAAAGTGTTTGTGCTGGATAAAGCCATTGGTGGCGAGTACAGCGTCACACTGATGCATTCGGTTTGGCTGAATGAATCAGATGCCCAAGCCAGAGCGAAAGCCTTGCTGACCCCTGATGCTGCTGACTCGCGCTATTCATTTGGCTGCATCAACGTGGATAAACCCACCTACAGTTTCTTGATCAACAACCACCTCCAGCAAATGGATGGGGCATCTTTGTTTGTGGTGCCGGATGATCCTGCTAACTTGGCGGCCATGTTGGCTGGCAAGGAGAATGTTGGTGATGAGTTGAATCGCACCACCTTTAAAACGCCAACAGTAGAGATCAAGAAGACTGGTCAGTTGCCTAGCGCCAAAGCGAGAGAGGCTGCTGGTCTGACGGCTGGGGAGCGCCGCAAGAAGCCTAGTGATTTCTTGTTTAATGTTGAGCAACCTAGCAAGCGCCAGACAAACACTCCTGAGTTTAAACGCTGGTTTAGCAACAGCAAAGTTGTAAACGAAGATGGCTCTCCCAAAGTCATGTACCACGGAACTCGCAAAGACTTCAGTGAGTTTAAGCCTGGGCTAATATTTTCTTCTCCAAACTCAATGGTGGCTAATAAGTTTGCCGCCAACGATATGCTTTATAGCCCTGACAAACCCGGCATTGAGCCGGGGGCAAACGTCATGCCTGTTTACATCAAGGCCAAAAATCCATTTGATTACGAAAATCCAGACCATGTAAACGAGTTGTTTGAAAAAATCAAAGGCAACTTTGCTTCCGTTTCTAGGTCAGCCGCCAAACGACTATTGTCTGAAGGACAGTTCAAAATAATTGAAGAAAATGTCGATGTAATTAAAGACATGGGCTTCGATGGTTTGTATGTTGAAGAGTTTGGGGAAAAGAATTTAGCGGTTTTTAATTCAAATCAAGTCAAATCTGCAATAGGAAATCGCGGCACATTTGGTGAAAGCGCCAATATTCTTGAGAACCTAACTCAAGAACAGTCTCTTGCTGAAGAAGACCGCTTGTTTGAGCGGAATGAGTTGCGCAAAGAACAGATCAAAGAATACGCATCTATGCGAGCAGCGCTGGCACGTGTACCTAAACAAGTGGCGGCAGGTAAGGTTGACTTGAGCATGCAGGCAGCCACCACACGTTTGGTGCAACAGGCGCGTGACTTGAGCGCCATGATCAAGGCAACCAAGCCTCGCCTTGACAGTGCTGAACAATTCTTAGCCAAGGCTGCAATTGAGTTTGACAAGGGCAACATTTCTGAAGATGTGTTTAACGTCATTAAGACGGCCTACGACAAAATGCCAGAGCTGTTGGGTGGTTTACTGCTCAGCGTTAGAGCACCAACGGGAAGTAGGCGCGGCAGAGCAGCTGGCCAGTTCTTGCCGTTCACCCGAGTTGTTCGCCTATTCAAGGGCACCAGCGGCGTTACTGACCCCGTCACTATCCGGCACGAGCTTACCCATAGCTTAGAGCAGATGATGACTACCGAGCAACGAGCGGTGGTTGCACAAGCCTGGCTCAAGGGATTGCAAGCGGCCATCAAGAAAAACCCAGACGAGAAGCACCAGAAGTATTTCCATGCTGTCATGGACTTTATTGATAGGCCAACTGAAGCAAATGACAGCAAGGCGCGTGATCTCTTGCCAAGCTATGACATGTATCAGTTCATCAACCCATCGGAGTTCTGGGCAGTCAATGCTGAGAACCTAATGGCTGCTGAGCTGGGCAATGCATGGGGCAAGTTCAAGCGAGCTATTGCTAGGTTGTGGGAGGGCCTGAAGAATGTCTTTGGCTTTGACAACCGCTATGTTGTTCAGAAGATGTTCAAAGATGTCATGAACGGCAGCAAAGAACGTATCTCCAAAGAAATGCTGATTGATTTGGTTGGTAGCGCAGGCGTTCAATTTGATGTTCTTGAGAACATTGAGGATGACAAAAAACTGCTAGAGAAATACAACCGACCCAACACACCACAGCTTGATCAGTCTCCGCTTAAGACACAGGCTGTTAATGCGGGTAAGTTGAGCAAAGACTTCTTTACCTATGCGGTATCTGATCCACTTGAAGCTCTGGGCACTGCTGCCAACTCAGTTGACAGATTAATTTTGAATGCCCGCAATAAGAATGTCTGGTTTGGATCTGGTCTAAATGCCGCTGACTTTTCTAGGTACAACGGCGATTTACTGACAAGTCAAGGCTTGGCGACTGCATCTGTGGCGCTCGATAACGCAATCCGTGGTGGACAGATTGCAACCGAGGTTATCTTCCAAGGCGGGATTAAGTTTGATCAGAAGAGCCGTAACTTTGTTGCCGTCAAGCGAGACAAAGGTATGCGCGGTGTTTATGAGGCAGAAGGCGCACTCAAAAAGCGTTTGGGCAATCAGCTGGGTACAGACATTATCCAAGGCTACTTGGAGGCCAAGCGTAGCCGTAGCATCCAGAACGAATACTTTGATCGTGAAGTTGAGTATGAGTTCTTCAAGAGCAACTACGAAGAGCTTTTGGCGTCCGGCGCCCCCCAAGAAGACATCATGGCGGCTCGAGATGCTATGGCCGAGGCCAAAAAGGATCTTCAAGCCATTGAGGTGGTCTATAAAAAGATCAGGATGTCCGATGAAGAGATCGATGACTTCATCGCCAGAGATGCAGTTCATCCAGAGCTGCGCAAGATCATGGACAACTGGACAGCCATCAATCAAAACATGTTGGCGCTATGGCGGCAGGTTGGCTTGATGTCTGAAAAGCGCTACGAGAGTTTGTCCAATATCAAAGACTATGTGCCGTGGCAGCGGATCATGAATGATGCGACAGACATTCATTCTCCCGTACAAGCTAGCAACAGAAAGATGACCAATATTGGTCTTGAGAAGCTGTTCAAGAAAGGCAAGCCAACCGTCATCACTGACTTTGTGGCCAAGGATGGACAGCAGGACTTCAAGATTCAACCCGCCGTTGAGGTGGAAGTAGAAATCAATGGAAGTCCAGTAGACCCTGACAAAGTTACTATGACGGCTGACGGCCAAGTTAAGCTCGATGTTCCGGTCACAGCCGGTGATCTGGTGGTGTTCAGGGCCAGCAGAGAAATTGAGAACATCATTGACAACATGACCCGCAACGTCATGCGCATGACCATGAATGGCCTGCGTCATGCGGCTGCCCAACGCATTGTTATGGAGTACGCGACCCGAGACAAAAAGGGCAAGATCATGGTGTTCCCCAAGGCAGATAAGGCGCGGGGAAGATTTGATTTCATTGTCAATGGTCAGCGTGTGATAGTGGAGATTCAAGATCCGCTTATCGCAGAATCTATCTTTGGCATGGAGAGTTTGGATATTGCCATGCTGGATACGTTGGCAATGGCGGCTAACTTCACCCGTCGCACAATCACTTTGTCGGGCGTGTTCCAAATCAAGCAGGTATTCAAAGATGCGCCCACGGCTGCACTTGTGACCGGCGTGAAGCGCCCACTGGTACTGATTGGCGGTGTGTACAAAGGCTTTGTCACCAGCCTGCTGAACACAGATCCAACAGTCAAGATTCTGAAGGCGGCAGGTATTGGTGGCTTCCAAAGTCTTGCTAGGACTCCAGAGGCGGAGATCAAGCGTCGTTTAGGAATCATGAATCGCAACGTATTTGACTTTGTGATCAAGGGCTTGGATCATATCGGTGATTCCTCGGATATGGCCCAGCGTGTGGCTGTGTACAAGCGCGTCTTGGCAGAAACAGGCAATGAAACTCAAGCCCTGTACCAGGCGGCCAATGTCATCAACTTCTTGCATCACGGCTCTGGTCAGGTTGCGCAGGCAATTGTGAAGACTGTGCCTTTTGCTGGCGCTTATGCCAACTCGATGGATGTCTTGATCCAAGCTTTGGCGGGCGGTGGATTGAAAGGCAGAAGCCGTGCCAATGCGCTGGCTCGTCTGGCCATGACCGGCACATTGTTAGCCGGCATTACCCTGCTGTACTGCTTCTTGGTTGGTGATGATGAAGACTACAACCAGATGGATGACCAGACAAAGCTGCGCAATTTCATGATTCCTGGCACCAAGATTCTCTTGCCAATGAACACCAGCGCCGCCTATTTCTACAAGGCTGTACCTGAGATGATCTACAACAAGGTCGTCAAAGAAGGAACCAAAAACGCTGTGGATGAGCGGCGTTTGCGCACGGCATTGAAAGAGGCGGCCATAGACATGCTGCTTGGTCCAACCCCCGTGCCATCAGCCGTTAAGCCATTCATTGAGATTGGCTTGAACAAAGACTTCTTCACTGGTCGGCCTGTTGTTCCTGAAGCCTTAGCCAAGTTGGAAGCGGCTGAGCGCTATACGGCAGAAACCAGTGAGGCAGGTAAGTTCTTATCCAGCTTAACGGGCACCAAAGATAAGCGACTCTTAGACCCCATCGAAACCGATCACCTCATCAGGGGCATCTTCGGCACTGCTGGCGCTATGGTGCAGTGGTTCACCAATAGCATTGCCGTTGCAAGTGGTGAGCGCGCGGCCCTGACTGACAAGCAGCAGCCTATTACAGGCTCGTTCTTGCGGGCAGATGTTGGTCGTCGCAATGAAGATCTGTTCTATGACTTCAAGGCCGAGGTTGATAAGCGGTATGGCACCTTTGCCAAGATGCTGGAGCGGGAAGATGAGGCGGCAGCTGAGGCTTATGAAGAGAAGCACAGCGACATCTTGGACTTCTATAAAGATGTCAATAAGATGGAAAGCGAGCTCAAAGAGATCAATGGTGAGATTCGCTATTACGGGGAGAGTAAGGATACTGGCCTGACCCCACAGCAGCGCCGAGAGGAAATCAAGCTGTTACAACTTGAGAAGCAAGAGCTGCTTGAAGATATTATTGAGATGCGCCAGGAGGCTGGGCTATAAAAAAAGGGGGGCCGAAACCCCCCTTAAACTCACAACTTGGCAACTGCATTAGCAGTCCGCCCATCATAATGTATGGATCAGGATTGTGCAACCGCCGTCTTTCCTAACTTCTTGCCGCACAATGTGTAGCTCATCGATCTGGCTGTCTGACTCGTAACAGCCGGCATGCTCACAGGCATCGAGCAAAGCCTTGAGCACGTTATCCACATCCCGCTTTCTACGGTCTGGCGGGAACAGGGCGACATGTACCGCCAAGCGACCCTCTAGGCCAACGATCCCTTGAGTGGCGGCCTCTTCTGCTACGGCCTGCCTAAACACCCTCCCACGCTTGCTGATGTAGCGCATGTTGCCGCTAGACATCCAGTAGTGGTTGACGCTTGGTGGGTAGGGGAGTAACAGTTGTATGTGCATGCGCGGATAGTAACACTTTCCATCCAAATATGCCACACATGAATTTATATGGGTACGACCTGTTGACATGCAGATAAAAATATTGCAGAATTTGTTTGTGTCTATCAACTTGGAGGAAAACAGACATGATTTTGACCAACAAATACAACATACCGCAGACGTTTGTCAACGTCGTCAAGCGGCCAACCTACAGCAAGGGACGGGCTAATCTCAGTGTTACCCAACTCATCAACAGCCCCAAGATTGTGGCTCTGACTCAGAAGTTCCAAGATGAATTGGAAGAGGACGTGGCCGACATGGTGTGGTCTATCTTTGGTTCAGCGGTGCATACCGTCTTAGAACATGGGAAGGATGACAACCACATTGTTGAGGCTCGACTGCATGCTGAGCTCGATGGCTGGAATATTAGCGGCGCCATTGATCTGCAAATAGAAACGCCCGAGGGCATACAGATTCGGGACTATAAGACCACCAGCGCATGGGCGACCATGAACGACAAGGCGGAGTGGGAGCAGCAGCTGAACATCTATGCGTGGCTGGTAGAGAAGGTGCGCAAGGTCAAGGTAATTGACTTGGGTATTGTGGCCATTGTGCGGGATTGGAGTCGCCGAGATGCCGCCAATCGGGAAGGTTACCCTGAAGCTCCCATCAAAGAGTTGCCCATCAAGCTGTGGCCGTATGAAGAGCGGGAGGCTTTTGTTTTGGATCGGATAGCACAGCATTCGGCTTGTGAGTTTGCCATGGAGGCCGGCGAATTGTTGCCGCCCTGTACGCCGGAGCAGATGTGGGAGAAGCCAACTGTGTATGCGGTTCGCAAGAAAGGCGGCGTTCGAGCCAAGTCTTTGCATGAAACGCAAGAGGCGGCAGAGGAAGCGCTTGCCGGTTTGGGTAAAGATTATGAACTGGACATTAGACAGGGTGAGCGTACTCGCTGCGCTAACTTTTGTTCAGTAAATCAGTGGTGCGCCCAGTGGCGTGATTATCAAGCAAAGGAGGAAGTATGAGTGCCAACTATTATCAAGTTGGAGGCGGCCATTACACGGCCAAAGATGTCCAGCCGTGGGATGCCATGAAGTCGTGGATGACCCCAGAACAGTTTGAGGGCTATCTGCGTGGCAATGTCATCAAGTATCTAGCCCGTTACCCCGAGAAGGGCGGCGGCCTCGATCTTCTCAAGGCTCGTCACTATTTGGAGAAGCTTCTAGAAGAGGTCGATTCCAATGAGCAGCCCGTTCGTAAACCAACCAAGAAAGTCAAAAAATGACAGTACATCGCAAGTTAATGGAGGCCAGGGTACGGCTTCAGTCTACCGAGCTCAAGAAGTCAGGGCTCAATAAGTTTGCTGGTTACAGCTACTTTGAGCTGGGCGACTTCATCCCCGCTATCCAGCAGATTTTCTATGACGTGGGTCTGTGCGGGATCGTCAGCTTCAGGTCTGACTATGCCGAGCTATCGATCTATGACACTGAAGACGGCACTATGGTCACTATCACCTCCCCGATGGCCGATGCCAATCTCAAAGGCGCTCACCCCATCCAAAATTTGGGCGCCATGGAATCGTATCAACGCCGTTACCTGTGGATGACAGCGCTCGAGCTCGTTGAGCATGATGCGATTGATTCATCTGCTGGCGCCGAAACCCCCAAGCGGGCTGAAGCTCCCCCTCCCCCAGTTGCGGTGAAGCCAAGACCACCTGCTGTTATTGAGGGTGATGATGGCGAGTGGATGATGAAAGTAACACTGAGCCCCGAAGGTTCATCAGAAGATTGGCTATCTGCCGTGAGTGCAGCCGCAGGTCTGGCTTTGAAATACGCATCCTCGAAAGATGATGTTATGAAAATCTTCAGGAAGAACAAACAGCTTTTCGATGTTGTCAAGAAAACTGATGCGGATTTCTTTACAGAGTTGATGGCCCAGTTCACCACAGTTAAAAACAAATTTACGGAGACAGCATGAGTACATACATTCCAAAACCAAACACAGGCACCTTGTGGCCTAACGATTACAAACGCACAGAGCAGCACCCAGACAAGCGTGGCGACCTGGTGCTGGACAGAGAGTTCCTGCGTCAGATGCTGAGCAAGACTACGGGACAGTCCACTGTGACGATTCAAATCTCCGGCTGGAGCAAAGTCATTAACGGCAAGGACTGTCTGTCCATGCAAGCCTCTGAGCCGTATGTAAAACCAGATGCTCCAGCTGCTCCTCGCTCGACCCCTCGTCCTGATCCTGTGGACGACTCGGATATCCCCTTTTGAGGTGATCACATGAAAACTCTGCAATTTGAGGCCATCAAGTTGGCCATCAAGCAAGACAAGGAGGGGTATGTGCTAACGCTGCGCATGCACCCCGACGAGGTGCCCGTTGAGTTACTACGTGACTTTGTGGGGGCTCGGTATCAGTGTGTCATGGTCAGGCTTGATTCGGTAGACAAGCCTTTGATCCGTGAGCAAGAGTATGCCGGCGATCAATACGTCTCTAAGGCTGGCGCCCTGTGTCGTGATCCGGCATTTTGGCAATATTTGCATGAGGACTTGCAAATCTTGAAAGCCTCAGAAGCAGAGGCGACTGAATGGCTGCGGAACTATTTGGGCGTTCAGTCACGAGCCGAGCTCAAGACCAACGAAGTGGCCCGCAATAGGCTGAACACAATTCATCAGGAGTTTATGGTATGGAATCACGAAAGTTAATACCGTATTCTGTTTATCTTCCGCCGGAATACTACGCGAAGATTAAGCAGGCGGCGCAGCACAGGCAGGCATCAAGCTTAGTTAGGGATGCCATTGTGATGATGCTGGATGGCGGTGATGTTTATAAGAGCGGCTACAACAAAGCTATCCGAGATTCCGCCAAGGTGATCTATGACTGCAAAGAAGCTCAGATGGTTGCTGTCCATGGCCGGGACCTTGGGGCGATCTTGACTGACCAGATTAACGATCTGGTGATGAAGTAGTCGTCATGAGACGCAGTAAGGTAACTAAGGGTCACACGATACCCCACGGCACTATGGTGGATGCAAGCTATGAGTTGAAAAAAACGTATTACACGCACGGTTATTTACGAGATGAACACATGCCCGAGATGCCGTGCCCTCCAGTTGATGCAGAGTATGTTGACCCTGAAGAAGAGTTGTTTAAGAAAGAGATGGTTAAAGTTGTTGATGAGGTGTTAGATGGCATCACCCCAAGAGAGAAAAAAATATTGTGTATGCGGTTTGGGATTGGGATTACACAAGACTACACATTGGAAGAAGTTGGGGTTATGTTTGATGTAACCCGTGAGCGCATCAGGCAGATTGAAGTAAAGGCGATACGTAAGATCAAACATCCGGATCGTTCGGAAAAACTTAGAGAGTTGATGGGGTGGTACGAAACAACCGCACAGAAGGAGGCCGAACGTCTGGCTGAGTGGGCAAGGATAGACAAAGAGCGCTTAAAGAGGAGAGAGCAAGCGGAGATCAAGAGCGCCTATTTGCAAGCTAGGAGGCTGGCTGAGCAGAAATTACAGAAAGCTAAGAACAACTGGGAGGAGATTGAGCCGATGCTTGCAGACGCGCCTTGGATTGCGCATTTGGAAAAGGAGCAACCCGAAATGCACCAGGAGTTGAAATACATGGTGGGTGATATTTGGGGCGACCACGCTAAGAAAGTCTGGGATATGTATCAAAAACTAAGGGGGCAAACATGATTGACAAAATTATTCTTAGTGCCGTACTGGGTACAGTGGGATACCACGGGCTCTTCCCTGACCCGCCAAAGCCTATTACGCCTTGGCAATTACAAGTGCAAGCAAAAGAAAAATCAATCAGCGCCATGTGCGACAGGAAACCAAAGAGCAAGGCAGCAAAAGATTTGTGTAGAAGATGGAGAAAACATAATGCTTGAGCGCATCAGAACATTCTTTGGCAAGGTGTACGGCCAACACGCAAACAAGACAACTATCGTTGAGCAAGGCTCAGCGTGGTACTGCACCGACTGCAAGTTGGTGTTCTTAACTAAACAAGCTGGCGACCAGCATAGCTGTGAATATCGTTTTCAAGATTCAATAGTAAGGATGAATGATGAGCGAAAAGAACGTATTTGATTGGCGGGGGCCGAGTGTGTTTTCACTTGATAAGAAGATGAAGCAAATGGCAAGCGGTGCTAGGGCTGGTCAGCTTGCAAGCCAACGAGCGATGGACAAGCTTAGCGAGAGAAAACAAATCATCATCTACAGCAAGGGAAAAGAAAGTGCCAAGACCTAAGAGCGAGCTAACCAAGAGCGGCAAGACCATTGGCATACGCGTAACACAGAGTGAATACGAAGAGTGGGTCAAGCTTGGCAAAGGCAAGTGGCTGCGATCATTTTTGAAAGACAGCCGATGTGAAAAAAAGAGCAAGGTAACAAAGGAGCGGACATGTTAGAAGCAATAGCAAACATTCTTGTAATGGCGGCGTTGTTGGCATTGGGCTCTATTTTGTTTGTCGTTGTGTGCGCCATGATCGGTTGGGCGATATTCACTATGCAGAACGGAGGCGATGATGACTAAGGTGTGGGCAAAATTTAAATACTGGTTGTATGTCAAGTCAGGTTTACGCAAACGTGATGAAGACAACTGGTGGAAAGGCGCTTGTCATGCTCACAGTGTCTATGGACTACACGCAAGGATTGAGTGGACTTGCAAGATGCGCCCCGAGTGGACATGGGAAGAGGCAAGAGAACGTGTAACAAATCCAAAATGGTAGGAGAAGCTATGACTGAAGAAGACGAAGCGTTCAACGAGATTGAGCGCAGAAGTGTGGCTAAGAAAGAAGCTGTGAGGGCAACAATAGATATGAAAGAAGAGTTAACTAAGCTTCTCACAGAGAGCTATGACGCTGGGGTTAAAGACGCAATGGAATCAGTCGTACAAGTCATCAAGGAACTGCGCCCCGCCATCATGCCGTTGGAGGGCATGGGTAGAGGCAAGGCCACGCAAGAATGGTTTGACCTCTTGGTAAAACACATTGAGGAGATGAGGCAATGATCGAAGAAGACGATGACATTCAAGATTACAAGAAGCCGTGGGTAGAGCTGACTGATAGTCAAATTGAACAGGTCTACTTTGAAGTGGTAAAGGAACACCGAGGCGCACCGATGCCGTGGGGACAAGTGCAGTTTGGCAAAGCATTGTTGGAGAAATTCAAGGAGGTGAACACATGATTTGGCTACTTGAGCCCGACAACAGAGACCCGCGAGGGTTCTTACTGTGGCGTTTGGGTAAGGACAAGCAGTGGGTATGGTGTCTTAGCGGCAGGTCCTTACCTTGGTCATTGATTTATGCCCACCTTGCATGGACAAGGAGTGAGAGGTATTTGTCAGACAAGGACGCAGACTCAAAACATAAAGGGGTGAAAGCGATGGAAGCATGACTGAGTTAATCAAAAAAGACGACACCATCAAGAACTATGTTCCTATTGGAGGTATTGAGTTGAAGTTGGCTGTGGCAAGGGCAGAGGGCTACGCCATTCGGGTTGATGAAACAAGGTATCACCACGTTGTTGATGGGACAGTTGTTACCAGCGTAGATGAGAGCAAGCCAAAATACTATTACTACTCTGATGACCCAAACTACCCACCCAGTCGCTTGCTTCCAATGCTTAACCCATACCGTATTGCAATGGAGTTTTATTTGAAGGAGAAGACATGAAACAACACTTTTGCTCTGCCGAGAACTCATTGATTCAATTTGAAAAAGAATGTAATTGGTGCGGCGATAAGGAATGGGTTGGCCTGACGGATGGAGAGGTTGACCAGCTTGCTATTGATGCCGGAATAATCACTTGGATCAAACGTGTTTATGACGACGTTGATAAAAAATTCTATGACCTGCCGCTTGGAGAGGGCATGGAGGGTGATGGAATAAGTTTGAAGCAGTTTGCAAGCCTAATCTCTAAAAAACTCAAGGAGAAGAACACATGAAGCGCCGCAAACAAATTGGCAAACTGATATATACGCCCAGATGGAATCAAGGTGATATTGAGTTAGGCGAAGACTACGAAGGGCTAAGCAGGGACGAGAAACTTGAAGCACTTTCTTATTGGATAAGTGAGTTGCTTTCTACCAGGAACGCAATGATCCCAAACCCACAAAGTTGGCATCACTTCATGGGTGAAAAATCATGGGTTGGGCTGACGGATGAGGAGGTAGAACTCTACTGGGATTGGGAAGATTTTCAGACGGGGGCTGGGCGCTCAACCATCTTTGAAATGGTGAGAGATATAGAAGCCAAACTCAAGGAGAAGAACACATGACCACACGAAAAGAAATAGTTGAGTTGATGCGTAGTTTGCCGGCGGATGAGACATGGCTGCAATTGTTCATGGGAAAGCTTAAAGAAAAAGATTCTGCATTATTTGATGCCGTAATGAAAAGCGCAGATGAAAAACTTACAGAACTTAAGGAGAAAAACGGATGAGCGAAACTATCATGAGTGAATACATCGAGGGGTTCAATGCCGGCTACGCTTACGTGCTGGCGGAGCTCGAGCGCCATCCCCACCTGACTACGGCTGAGATCCTGGTCATGCTCAAAGGTCACATTGAGCGCACCAATAACATGGAGAAAACAAATGACGCAAGATGAATTACAGGCGGACCTTGATGGTAAGGTTGTTGTTGCCATTCGGGCGGCGCGGGCTGCTGCCGGGCTTAATCAACAAGAGTTTGCCGATTTGATGGGCGTGGCCAAAACAACGGTTGCCCGCATGGAAACACTTGAAACCAAAGCTAGTGCTCAATTTCTTTTGGGGGCGGTTTACTTGTTTAAAACTTGCGGCATAGAGTTGGACATGCAAGACTATGACAATCTAATTATTAGGATTAGCAACCAAGCGATTAATAATGCGGTTAGCCAATTAGAAAATGTCAACAATAGAAGATCCGACAGAAAGGCGGAGGCCGCCGTTAGTGCCGTTCCGCAAAAGGCAAACAATGCATAGCAAGAATTTAACAAGCCAAGACAAAGAGCACTTCTTAAAGGTTAAGTCTATGCCCTGTGGGGTATGCGGCGCAGCCGGCCCAAGTGATGCGCACCACATCGAGCAAGGATTGCACTTCTTGTGCATTCCCTTATGCAAAGACTGCCATCAGGGTTCTCACAATGGCATCCATGGCCGCAGGGCTATGTGGCACGTGCTGAAGAAGACAGAGCTCTCTGTTCTGAACGACACAATCGCAGAGCTTGCCAAAATCTCACTGTAACAGCTGTTATAGTGACAAAAAATAGGACTAGTCCCATTTCTTATGATATTTCAAACAGAAACCTTAGCCCCCGCCCTCAGAGCTGGCCGTAATGCATTGGGCTGGACACAGAAAGAACTTTCAGAAAAGTCTGGAGTATCTGTGCCTACGATTGCCAGAACGGAAACATCCAACAATCCCACCATGGCAACAGTGCTCACTCTTCTTGCTACGTTTAAGAAAAACGGAATTGTTTTTGTATGGAAAGATGATGGGTTTGAGATGACAACAAATTTTTTCAAAAGCAGTTGACAACCACAGACTGACTGTGTTTATAATTTCCCCGTTGCTGTAGGAAGTAACGAAGATACAGGCCGTTTACACATGCGTTTGCCTTTCCTAATGAGTCCAAGAGTCATTAGATAAGGTTCCTACCAAACGCAGTTGTAAGCGGCTTTTTCGTTTCATCTTATAGCAACCGTACCCCGCACGTTAGCAGCGCACCTGAATCGGTGGCTCGGGAGAAAAGACACGGCAAACTAGACACCCCGGTTTGTGCCGTACCAGCCTGTCAACGAGGGACTGGTGTAGTCGGTGGGACAAGGGTGGAGTTACCAAGCCCGCCGATGAATGAATCGTTGCCTCCGGGGGACTGGGGCCGGGCCTTTTGCCTAGTCTGGGTCGTGGGTGGTTATCCACCCCTTGGGGACCTTCAAGGCGCCGATATAACAGGTGCATTCGCTGGGAATCATGTGTTATATTGGTTATTTTTAACAACGGAGTTAGACAGATGATAAAAACTTTAAATTTGGCGGTGTTACGCCTCGATGGAGACACGCAAGCCCGCTTGGCCTTGTCGCAGGAAAAGGTTCAGGAATACGCCGCCTTGATGGAGGATGGCGAAGAGTTCCGCCCGATTGATGCATTCTTTGACGGCAGTGATTACTGGTTGGCAGACGGCTTTCACAGATACTTTGCCACCAAAGCCAACAAGAAAACTGCGATTGCAGTTACTGTGCACAACGGCACATTGGAAGACGCCCAGTTATTTGCATTCGCCGCCAACAAGGGGCACGGCTTGCACATGTCGGCCACAGACATTCGGCACTGTATTGTTCGCATGCTTGAGCATCCGGTCTGGGGTGGTTGGTCTAATGCGGCCATCGCCAAGCACGTGGGCACGTCCAAGATGACTGTAGGCAGGGTCAAGGCGGCTATGTCCGAGCCGGAAGAGTCAACAGAAAAGAAGTATGTCAACAAGCATGGGCAAGAGAAGACCATGAAGACGGCAAAAATTGGCCGCCCAGCTAAACCAGCAGAAGAAACCGAGCCCGAGGTAGACAGTAAGGCTGCGGAGCTGGCCGACACAATCAATGACTTGGCTGAAGAGAATCGCAAGCTCAAAGATGCCATCGCTATCGGTGCGTGGGATGCGACTGACATAGAAAAAGAGGATGCCCAAGAGACAATCACAACCTTGCGGGAAGAGATCAGAGTGTTGGAGATTGAGGTCAAGACGCTGCGTGAGAGTCGTGACATGTTTCAAAACCGCAATGCAGAGCTGATGCGGACAGTTAAAAGCCTGCAATCTAAGCTGAAAAAACTGGGTCAATAAACCCAACCCCACGCCGGAGGGATTCCGGTAGTTCAGGAGATCTTGATGCAGTTGAATTTGAGAGAGCATCAGTCCGCTGTGATTGATGCATTGCGAGAGGGTTTTAAGCAGGGATACAGATCGCAATTGCTGTATGCCCCGACTGGATTTGGTAAGACTGAGGTGGCCATCGCTTTGATGCAGGCCACGGCAGATAAGTTCAAGAGGGCGGCAATCTTGCTCGACCGGCTGGTCTTGGTGGATCAAACCTCCCTGCGGCTATCCAAGTACGGGCTCGATCATGGCGTGTACCAGGCTGACCACTGGAAGTTTGACCGCAGCAAAAAGCTCCAAGTCTGTTCGGCGCAGACCTTGGAAGCCCGAGATGACTTCCCCAAGGTGGACTTGTTGATTGTTGATGAGTGCCATATCAGTCGTAAACAAACAACCGAGTACATCAAAGCCAACCCCGATACCAAAGTGATTGGATTGACCGCCACGCCCTTTACCAAGGGATTGGGCAGCATCTATGAGAACGTGGTGTGCGGGGCTACCAACGGCTGGCTAGTCGATAACAAATGGCTGACCCCTCTCAGGGTGTACATCGCCAAAGAAATCGACATGTCGGGCGTGAAAAAGGTGGCTGGCGAGTGGAGTCAGGAAATGGCTACCAAGCGGGGCATGCAGATCACAGGCGACATTGTTTCAGAGTGGATCACGAAAACCCACGAGGTTTTTGGTGGTCCTCGCAAGACGATTGTCTTTTGTGCGGGCGTGGCTCATGGCGCCGACTTAGTCCAGCAGTTTGCAGAGCGGGGCTATAACTTTGTGTCGATCAGCTACAAGGATGATGACGAATTTAAGCGGGAGGCCATAGAAGAATTTGCCAAGCCCGACACAACGATACATGGCCTGATAGCTACCGACATTCTGACGAGGGGGTTTGATGTATCGGATGTGATGATCGGGGTAAGCGCGCGGCCATTCTCTAAGTCATTGTCCAGCCATGTGCAGCAGATGGGGCGGGTGATGCGTTCCCATAACGGCAAAGAGTTTGCGCTGTGGCTGGATCATTCGGGCAACTACCTGCGGTTTCGGGAGGACTGGGATAACCTGTATGTTGACGGCGTAGAAGAGCTAGATAAGACAGTGGAGAAGGCCAAGAAAGAGCTAACCCCTGAGGAAAAGACGGCGTCCAAGTGTCCCAGCTGCGGCCATCTGTGGCCTAAGGGTATGGATACTTGTCCGTCCTGCGGCCATGTCAGGGAGCGGCGCAATCAGGTGGAGAGTGTGAGCGGCATATTGGAGGAGCTGGTTGGCGGTAAGAAGTCCTCTACCGATGACCGCCAAACCTTTTACAGTGAGTTGCTGCACTTTGCTAAAGAGAAAAATTACCAGTCGGGCTGGGCAAAACATAAATACAAGGAGAAGTTTGGGGTGTGGCCGAAGAATTTACATGAAATCCCTGCGCCTGTTACAGAGAAAACGGCTCGCTGGATTCGATCCAAGAACATAGCCTGGTCCAGGACCCAAAATCGCGCACAAAGGCCATTGTTATGAGGTTTGAAGACTTTGCAAGAGAGCGTGGCCTGCTTATTAACAGTGTTATCCCCGACCGGTGGGTTGCCGTGCCGACCGAAGACCATCCGCACAAACGCAATGGCCGCTATAAGTGGCTGGGGGATATTGGCTGGGTGCAAAACTGGGCGACCATGACGGCACCGGACATGTGGAAAAGCGAGGGCGGGGTGTCTACTACCAGCATACGTATTGCCCAACAGAATGACCAGCGGCAGCGGCAGGAAGCAGCGCAGAAAGCTATCAGCAAGGCGGGCTGGATCTTGCACCAGTGCAAGGTTGACTACCATCCCTACCTAAAAGCCAAGGGATTCCCACAAGAGGCCGGTAATGTGTGGGCGACCAATGAGGACAATTTGCTAGTGATACCCATGCGAATGGGCAACAGATTGATCGGCGTCCAGCTCATCGATGAACAAGGGGGAAAGAAGTTCCTCCAAGGTCAGCAGACGAAAGGGGCAGCTTTTGTGATTGATGCAGGGGGAGTTCCCATCTTCTGCGAGGGATTCGCAACTGGGCTCAGTATCCGCGCGGCCATGAAGGCCATGAAGGTGCGGTACAAAATCTATATTTGTTTCAGCGCAAGCAACATGCAAGAGGTAGCGCTGGGCATTGAGGGGGGTTTTGTCGTGGCTGACAAAGACCCACACGCCGTCGGGGAAGTCGCTGCTCGGAACACAAAGAAACCTTATTGGATTTCCGACACAACGGGAGAGGATTTCAACGACTATCATATGCGTGTGGGTCTTTTCAAAGCTACATCATCGCTCAAGGCCGCTCTGTTCGCTCGTAATACCTAGACAGAGCTCGTAGGAATTTAGCCTCAATCTGTCGGATGCGCTCGACACTTAGGCCGGTGGTATTTGCTAGCTGCCTGAGTGTTGAGCCACCCAAACGATTCTGCATGACCAAATAGTACCGCTCCAAATTTTCGGCTGTTACCCGACTGCCAAACAGGCTGGTAAAAATTTCCTTGCTGGGGAAGTCTACCAGTCTAATCGGGTTGTCGGGGTTGGTGGTGGTGATCGGCACCCGCCCATTGTGCGCTCTTAGGTTCATACCCGACTCCATGACTCAATGACCGACAAGGCCTCGGCCTTGCACTTGGCAACAGTGGCGGAGCTTAAACCCTTTGAGAATTGTTGAGCTAACTTAAGCGCCTTCTGTGATTTTTCATCATCAGGGGCGACGATTGCCAAGACCAGGGCTTGGGTGAGTGCTTCGGCCTGCGTCATATCAGCCCCTTAAAAAAGTCTTGAGAAAAAACGATATCACCCTCGAACTGGTCGAGGATTAGATAGCTGTCATAACCCACGCTTTCCAATATTTCTTCAACATCATCGGGATTCATGATTGCCTTCTCTTCAATTGAATTGATGATGACCATGGGATTTACGTCGTCACCAATCTTGAATGTGCCATGAGTCATATGGCCAAACCACACCATTGTGTGTTTCATAATTAACCTCCAAAAAAAAGAAAAAGAAAAGATAAGCCCAGCCAAAAAAGCGTGGCAAGCCACGCTAGAAGTTTTTGATTCATGGAGTTAGATGGTGCAGCAGCCACAACAAGGGGCATCCTCACAGCGTCCGGCCTTGTTTCTGTAGTACTGCCGACCACTGCCAAAATCAATAACATGACTCACATAGTCCGAGCGCATGGGCGTGGTAAAGCTCAGCCGGTCGTCGTCTTCATCGGTGTGCCAAGCTTTGCGGGTAACAGTGTCAAAAATAATTTCGTCACCAGCTCGAATTGGTGCGCCGGTGCGGGCATCCTTTCCGGCGTATTTAGCGATCATTCGTGTTTGCATGGTTTTCCTTTCAATGGGTTAGTGTGATGGGTATGAAGCGGGCGAGTCGGTCGGCCTGCTTTGCTTTGCTGCCATGCGCCCGAAAACCGATAATTTGCTTGCGGTCGGGGCGCTGACATAAGGCGCATAAAGCGCATGTCATATATTCGGTTGTTTGTGCTGGGCAAATCAAAACCGAGCGGCCTTCGGGGGTTTTGCTGTGCTTGGGCGTATCGATTGGCACCAATGCGACCACCGGCAAGCCATGGGCGGCGAGCGTGTCGGCATGCTGCAAATTGTCGGCGCTTAGATTAACAGTGAAACCCCAAGCGGTAGCAGCCTTCGACCAATAAATGGCCTCGGCGCTGTGCTTGTGGGTATAGGTAAAGCCCCTGCGGTGCCGGTTGGCTGCCACAATTTGCCCCAGCTCGACCGGGTCGACCGATTCACCGGCGCCGGGCAAATCACCGGCCACATTGTGGCGCCATAGTTGGCCTTTTGGCAGCCGGCTAATTGAGGCCACAAGGCCGGTAATGTCCGAGCTGGTGCGCTTCCATGCCATGCGGGTATGAAAATCTTCGGCATAGCATGTCGTTCGGTAGTGGGCGCAGCTGGGCGGGCAGGACTCCCGCGCGGTGTAGGTTTGCGGGATTGGTCCGGTTTTGCGGTTTTGCGATGATTGAACAAATAGATATTTCATGCAATCACCCTGAATGAGTCCATGCGCCGGATATGAGAATCGGTGCCGGTGTACTTTTCGACAATTTGAATTGTCCAGCCTGCGGCCTTTGCGCCGTGGATGTATAGGTCGGCGTCGCAATCCTCTTCGAGATAAGCCTTATCCCCTTGGGCGTAACTGTAAGCGCTGATCAATCCGGCAATGCCGAGCGCTTCAAGGTCGGCTATGGGTACTTCAAGCCATCCATGGGCTGGGTCGCAGTGGAAAGTTAATTTTTGAGTTTTCATTTTTTGCCTTTTGAGTTGAGAGAAAATTAGTTTTAGTCTTCGATAATTAGCCCGACAATGAGGGCGGCGGAGGCCAACACTAGGCTGGTAATGATGACAAGATCAAGCCACAGGCGACCGATCAAGCCATGCTCTACCAGTGCGGCGGCGTATAGAAGAGCGGCGAGCGATGCACCAGCGGAAATAACTAGGATTTTGAAAGCTTTCATGCTTGCGCCCCTTCGACTTCCATAACATTTAAAACGAATTCCTCGGCATGCACGATTTTGTAATCTTCGTCGCCGGTAAATTCCAAGCGGGCAAGCTCTCGGGCTTGCTCTTCGGTTTCTGCTTCAATGTCAAGCAAATAAATAAAATGCTCAATGCGGGCATACTGCACGATAAATTTTTTCATAGTGTGTTTTTCCTTTTGGGTTGTGCTTCGGTATAGCCTTGGTCGAATAGTCGGCGGGCTTCGGGGCGGTCGGTTTCGGGCTCGAGCGCTAGGGCGCCGGTAAACCAGCTCTTCCAATGGCGGGCAGTGTGTTCGTCACTTTGTAGGCGGGCTCGGGCGCACTTGTAGCCGGCCTCGATGTATGCGTGTTCGGTATGGTTCATTTAATACCCCGCTGCATAATCTTCTAGACTGGTGACAAGGCCGTCAAAGTCTTCATCAGCGCCGAGCATGTCAGCGAGCGCCATTACTATGTCGAGGTCAACGCCGGTATCATCGGCAAGACTCACCAAGTAAGCTTGGCGGTTTTCATGTCCATGGTAGGTATTCATTAAGCGGCCTCCAGCATGTAATTAGCGCTGCTCCAGCAGCTAACCCCTTCGGGATCTTCGGTTATGGTTATGCTGTAGTCTTCGCAGCCGTCAGGAATATTGCCTTCGTGCAGCTCCAGCTCAAGGCGATGTTCAAAGTAGTTTTTCCAATATTCAATATCCAGCGTATCAGTGGGCGAAAGTATTGATTGATCAATTATGTCGCCATGGCGATCTTTAAGAACGGCATACATGGGCAGCGGTTCCTCCACCCAGTGCTTGATTAGATATGAATAGCTGGGCAGGCCGTGCAGCTCTACGGCATCATCAGCAGCCCTAATTGCTTGCGCTTGTAGTTGAGTGTAGTTTTTCATTGTTTTCCTTTTTTGAGTTAAAGCGTGGCTCGCAGTGCAAGCGCTTCGGATATTTCACCGGCGCGCTGCAGCTGGTCAACATAGTCAACAAAGGCGCAGCGGGTATCCACTGGGTAAACCAGCTCCGCAGTTTTGTCGGACTGAGTCCAAGCGTAGCGATGCCGGCGGCGGGGCAAATCAGGGTGAGCAGCCCAAAATGAAGCTCTAATGTCTTTTTGAGTTTTCATTGTTTACCCCATTTGCGTGTGATGTAGTAACGATATACCCAGCAGTCAGTAGTTAACAGCTCTCCGTCAAATTCAAATTGTTTGCTGCCAATTACTAGCATGCGGTCAAGCTTGAACCCTTTGCGGGCTTTGCGAAGCTTCATAATTACCCCTTAGAAGTGAACCGGCAAAATCACCGGCACAGTCAATATAGTGTTATATGGCTTGAATGTCAAGTGTTTAATCAATAGGTGGTTTCCCTAAGCCCGAAGGGCAACAGTCCAGCCGTTGCATATAGACAAAAGATAGTCTATTATTCGATGCCATGGAAACCCAAAAAATACCTCAGGCCGTACCTAAGGCCAAAGCTAGACCAAAGCTAACCAGGGAGCAGATAAGGGAGGGATTAAAAGCCCAACCGATCGAAGCTCTATTGCTGGGAGCGGGTAATGCAAAGAAGACCACACTCACCCACAAGCAACGCAAATTCGCGGAGGCCTTGGCGGCGGGTGAGACAAAAGCCGGCGCATATCGTGCAGCCTACAACACGCAAACTAACCCGCATGCACAGTCCATCGAAGGACAGCGCTTAGCAGCTCACCCGTCAATATCACTTCAAGTAGAAGCGCTCAGGCTGGCCGCTGAAGCTCGGGCATACGCTACACCGCCTGCGCTAAGGGCTTTGGTATTAGAGCGCCTCACCGCGCATGCCATTGATCCGGACGTGAAACCCGCCCAGCGCTTGCGTGCTCTCGAGCTGTTGGGCAAAGTCACCGAAGTGGCGGCCTTCACCGAACGGCGGGAGCTGGTGAAAGTAACCGACTCAGGCCAAGCTCGAAGCAAGCTCATTCAAACACTGCGCGATGCAATGCGAGCCGGTGCCATTGATGCGACCATCCTCGAGCCGCTCACTGTTACCGAGCCGGTGACACTCGATGCCGAGCCCACCGAGCCCGAGCCCAGCTCCGGCGACGAGCCCAGCCCCTTGTAGTTTGCCGGCTCCGCCCCCGCCCACCCCCGCACCCCCTAGATCAGGCCGGCAATTCCTGGCCCCCCTATACATAGCAATCTACACATTAGATGCAGCTAAAATTACGTTGCCACCCAACCTACAAAATAGCCCAAAAATGTCACTATAACAGCTGTTATAGTGAGAAAGTGAATGAAATCAATGACTTACAGGGGTGGGGCTTTGTGATTTGCGGAAATGGGGGGTAACAGTGGGATATAGAAGACCCCCCGGGTAGGTATTGCAAAAAAATTGGGTGGGGGGTATATTATGGGAAATTTCGGGAGACAGAAATGACGCCTGCGCAGAAAGAGATATTGTTAGTGGTAGCGGAGTGGTGGAAGATGTATGGGTATGGTCCCTCTATAGATGATGTGATGAGGATGACTGGGGAGAAGAGTCGGGGGAATGTGAATAGGAAGATGTGGAAGTTGGTGGAGTTGGGATTGTGTAAGGGGCGTAAGGGTATGCCTCGGTCTATTCGTCCGTCTGACTTGCGCGTTCGGGATATTCAATGAGTGATGTATTGGAGGGCTTGTCGGATGATGAGCTGTTTGAGTTGTTGCAGGCTTTGCCTGAGGATAAGTTATTGCGGGTTATAGAGAGTTTGCCTGTTGGGCAGAGTGAGCATCTGGGCTTAATAGCTGATGATTATCTTGTGTCTATGAGGAGAGAGCGGGCGCAGAAGGAATTTATGGCGTTCGTTAAGGTTATGTGGCCGACGTTTATTGCTGGCCGGCATCATGCGATTATGGCGCGGGCTTTTGAGCGGGTTGCTAGCGGGGAGTTAAAGAGGCTGATTATCAATATGCCGCCTCGTCACACGAAGTCGGAGTTTGCTTCTTACCTTTTACCGGCTTGGTTCTTGGGTAAATATCCGGGCAAGAAGATTATTCAGTCATCTAATACCGCTGAGTTGGCTGTGGGTTTTGGACGTAAGGTCAGGAACTTAGTGGATGGTGAGGTTTTCTCGCAAGTGTTCCCTAATGTGAGCTTGCGGCATGATAGTAAAGCTGCTGGACGGTGGTCTACAAACTCGTCGGGTGAGTATTTTGCGATTGGTGTGGATGGAACTGTGACTGGTAAGGGTGCGGATCTGTTGATTATTGATGACCCGCATTCGGAGCAGGAGGCCAAGTTAGCTGAGAGTGATCCAGCGATCTTTGACAAGGTATATGAGTGGTATACGTCGGGTCCAAGACAGCGTTTACAGCCTGGTGGGTCTATTGTGATGGTGATGACCAGATGGTCTAAGCGGGATTTAACGGGTCAGGTGTTAAAAGCTGCTGCTCAGCGGTCTGGTGAGGAGTGGGAAGTTATTGAATTTCCTGCAATTTTGCCGTCCGGCAAGGCTATGTGGCCGGAATTCTGGGATTTGAAGGAGCTTGAGGCTTTGCGGGCGGAATTACCGTCTAGTAAATGGCAAGCTCAGTACATGCAGCAGCCCACATCGGACGTTTCTGCGATTATCAAGCGGGAATGGTGGCAAATTTGGGATTCGGACACGCCGCCTGCTGTGGAATTTATCATTCAGTCTTGGGATACGGCGTTTTTGAAGACAGAACGGGCGGATTATTCGGCCTGTACGACTTGGGGTGTGTTTTATCGGGATGATGATAAGGGTGTCAACCGGCCAAATATCATTTTGTTAAATGCTTTTAAGAAGCGGATGGAGTTCCCGGAGTTAAAGCAGAGAGCTTTTGAGGAATTCAAGGAGTGGGAGGTGGATTCCTTGATTGTTGAAGCTAAAGCTGCGGGTTCCCCGTTGATTTTTGAGTTACGGGCGATGGGAATACCGGTTCAGGAGTTTACGCCGACCAAAGGAAATGACAAAATAGCGCGGTTGAACGCTGTTTCTGATTTATTTGCTTCTGGCCACGTGTGGGTGCCTAATACGCACTGGGCGGAAGAGTTAGTTGAAGAGGTTGCCAGCTTTCCCTCGGGCGAGCATGATGACTTGGTGGACTCCATGAGCCAAGCTTTGCTGCGTTATCGGCGCGGTGGGTTTATTCAGTTGGCGTCTGATGAGGAAGATGAGCCAAAGTCGTTTCGCAGGAAAGAGCCGTACTATTAATGGAAACTAAGCTGTACTCCATGGTTCCTGTTTGGTCTTCTATATCGGAAGACCTGTTGGCCTATGGCAAAAGCTTGGCGCCGGATTACTGGGTGAGCTATTACAACTTTGAGGCCACGCAGGTGCCTGCCCAGTTGCTGAATCGGGATGCATTCTTGGTGGCTTTGGCGCATAAGAGAAAGTTTCATGCCGGCATTTTGAGGATGCAGCCAAACAGTTGTTATAACTGGCATGTCGACACGGATCGCAAGGTTGGACTTAACATGTTGATCCAAGATGGCAAGAGCCATTGTTTGTTCATGACTGAGGATAATGGATTGCGGTGCAATGTTGAGGAACTGAAGTATGAGCCGGATTCATACTATGTATTCAACACGCAGGTACCGCACATGGTGTTAAATATAGAGCAGCCTAGATATTTGTTCAGTCTTGAGTTTTTAGACGAAGACCGTGGGCTAACATTTGATGAACTTTGTGCAGATATAAAAGGAATGAATCATGGCTATTGAAAAGTCACTGTATGCAGCACCGCAAGGGATTGATGATTTGTTGGGTGAACCAGAGATCGAGATTGAGATTGAAGATCCTGAATCGGTAGATATCACCATTGGGGATTTGAACATCCACATGGAGCCCGGCGGAGAGGGTGACTTCAATCAAAACTTGGCCGAGGTTTTAAGCGATGAGTTTATGCAGAGTCTGGCCGAAGAGTTGCTGAGTGACTACGACGATGACGTGAGTAGCCGTAAAGACTGGATGCAGACTTATGTTGATGGCTTAGAACTTCTGGGTATGAAGATTGAAGAGCGGACTGAGCCTTGGGAAGGCGCGTGTGGCGTATTCCATCCTATGCTGTCTGAAGCTCTGGTGAAGTTTCAATCAGAAACCATGATGGCCACGTTCCCAGCGGCGGGGCCTGTGAAGACCCAAATCATTGGTAAAGAGACTCCAGCTAAAAAAGAATCTGCTCAACGTGTGGCAGATGATATGAATTACCAGTTGACGGATGTGATGAAGGAATACAGGCCAGAGCATGAGCGCATGTTGTGGGGCTTGGGTCTGTCTGGAAATGCGTTCAAGAAAGTGTACTTTGATCCTGGTCTGGATCGGCAGGTGTCGTTCTTTGTTCCTGCGGAAGATATTGTCGTTCCTTATGGCGCGAGTAACTTAGAGTCTTCTCCACGTATTACCCATGTGATGCGCAAGACCGAGAACGAGCTGCGTAAATTGCAAGTGGCTGGGTTTTATCGAGATATCGATCTGGGTACGCCAGATAACGTGCTTGATGAGGTAGAGAAGAAGATCGCTGAGAAGATGGGCTTTCGGGCTACGTCGGATGACCGCTTTAAGCTGCTGGAGATGAACGTTGATCTTGACCTTGAGGGCTATGAGCACAAGGACAAGGATGGCGAACCAACAGGAATTGCGTTGCCGTATGTGGTCACCATTGAAAAGGGTTCGAGCAATATATTGGCGATTCGCCGTAACTGGGATCCAGATGATGAGACTTTTACAAAGCGCCAGCACTTTGTCCATTATGGATATGTTCCGGGGTTTGGCTTCTACTGTTTTGGCCTTATCCATCTCATTGGGGCTTTTGCTAAGTCAGGCACTTCTCTTATTCGTCAGCTTGTCGATGCTGGTACTTTAAGCAACCTGCCCGGTGGATTTAAAACTCGCGGCATGCGGGTCAAGGGAGACGATACACCGATTGCTCCAGGCGAATGGCGCGATGCAGATGTGGCCAGCGGCACGTTAAAAGACAACTTACTGCCGTTGCCATACAAAGAGCCTAGCCAAACACTGATGGTGTTGCTGGGTCAGATCGTTGAAGAGGGCCGCAGATTTGCCAATACGGCGGATCTGACGTTGAGTGACATGAGTGCGCAGGCGCCCGTGGGTACCACATTGGCAATTCTTGAGAGAACGCTCAAAAACATGTCGGCCATTCAGGCGCGTGTTCACTACTCAATGAAACAAGAGCTGGGGCTCTTAAAGAACATCATTGCTGAGTACACACCTGACGACTACGACTACCAGCCAAGCGAAGGTAGCCGTAAAGCCAAGAAGTCCGACTATGATGATATTGATGTCATTCCAGTCAGCGATCCTAATGCGTCCACCATGGCGCAGAAGATTGTTCAGTACCAAGCTGTTATTCAGTTAGCCCAAGGGGCACCGCAGCTCTACAACTTACCACTGTTACACCGCCAAATGCTAGAGGTGTTGGGTGTTAAGGACGCACAAAAACTGGTGCCGATGGATGAAGACCAGAAGCCGACAGACCCTGTGACCGAGAACCAGAATGTGCTTAAGGGCAAGCCGGTCAAGGCGTTTATCTCTCAAGATCACAAGGCGCATATTGTTGTGCATATGGCTGCGATGCAAGATCCCAAGATCATGGCGCTATTGCAAAACAACCCACAGGCACCTGCTATGCAGGCGGCCATGATGGCTCACATCAATGAGCATTTAGGGTTTGAGTACCGCAGGCAGATGGAGCAGACGCTGGGTATGCCTTTGCCAGCGCAGATGGACGAGACCGGCGAAGAAGTTCAGATGTCTCCAGAAGTCGAGGCAAGACTGTCTCCCATGCTGGCGCAGGCTGCACAACAGTTGCTCCAGAAAAACATGCAAGAAGCACAGCAGGCTCAGCAACAGCAGCAAGCACAAGATCCCATCATTCAAATGCAACAAAAAGAGCTCCAGCTCAAAGAGCAGGAGAACCAGCGCAAGGCCGCAAAAGATCAGGCCGACAACGCCATCAAAACAGCGCAACAGCAGATCGAGCGTGAGCGCATTCAAGCGCAGACCGCGACTGAGGATAAGCGCATCAAGATGGATGCAATCAAGACAGCTGCGCAGATGGACGCTGAAAGACAGCGGCACATGATGGATAAGGGAGTCGACGTTATGAAGCAGCTCTCTAATAAGAGCCATGAAGAGCAGCTACGTAATATGCAAGAGCGTATCCAGATGCGGCAACAAAACAAGCCGACGAAAGGTGAATGATGAATGCATTTGAAGTCCTCATCCAGCAGGCGGATGAGAAGCTCGAACAACTCAAGGAGTACTTGGCCGAGGGACGGGTTGAGAACTTTGAGGAGTACAAGAAACTGTGTGGTGAGATTCGCGGTCTACTCATCATGCGGGGTTATACCTTAGACCTGAAACAACGATTGGAGACATCGGATGACTAGTTCCATCTTGTTAGCTACAGACGCTAACAACCCGCAAGTAGTTGGTTCTTACAGCTTTACTGCAACCCCGGAGGAAAAGGGCAAGTTATTGCCCAAGCCGTCTGGGTATCGAATACTTTGTGCCATTCCCGAGGCAGAACAGGAATTCGAGGAAAGTTCAGTTGGCTTGATAAAAGCTGATGAGACTATGCGCAATGAAGAAACTTTGACTACGGTCTTGTTTGTTGTAGAACTTGGACCAGACTGCTACCAGGACAAGGCGAAATTTCCAACTGGACCATGGTGTAAAAAAGGCGACTTTATCCTTGTTCGCCCTTATGCCGGCTCACGTTTGGTTATTCATGGCCGTGATTTCCGCATCATCAATGATGATTCGGTTGAGGGGATAGTGGACGATCCACGTGGTATTAAACGCAAATAAGGAGTACAAGATGCCTTCAGATAACAATGAGTACAAGTTCCCTGATGAGGAAGACGCAAATCAGGTTGAGATAGAGATTGAGATTGAGGATGATGCGCCACCGGAAGATCGAGGCCGCCAGCCACTACCCAAGACTCTTGTAGAAGAGCTGGAGCGCGACGAACTGGATCATTACGATGATGCGGTCAAGGTCAAGCTCAAGCAGATGCGTAAGGTCTGGCACGATGAGCGCCGGGAAAAAGAAACAGCCTTGCGTGAACAGCAAGAGGCGGTCACCTTTGCCCAAAAGCTTTTTGATGAGAATAAGCGAATCAAGCATATTCTTAGTATTGGCGAGAAGGAATACGTCACCACAATTCAGAGTAACGCTGGTCTAGAGCTCGAGAATGCCAAAAAGGCATACAAAGAGGCTTTTGAATCTGGGGACTCTGATCGGGTGCTGGAAACTCAGCAGGCGTTGCAAGAGGCCAACTTAAAGGCTATGCGCGCTCAAAGTTTTCGTATGCCATCTTTACAAGAGCAAGAAAATAATGTACAACCCGATTTACAGCAGTACCAACCACAGGTACCGGCTCCAGATCGTAAAGCTGAGGCGTGGCAAAAGCGCAACAACTGGTTTGGACGGGATCGCAGTATGACGGCGTTTGCCTTGGGTTTACACGAAGACCTGAGTTATAACGGTGTTGAGGTTGGTTCTGAAGAATATTATCGCGAGCTGGACAAAACAATTCGCAAACGGTTCCCGGAGAAATTCGAGGAAGAAGACAATAAACAAGGTGGCCGCACAAGACCCGGTACCGTTGTTGCACCGGCAGTTCGTAGCACGGCTTCCACAAAAGTCAGGCTAAAGCAAAGCCAAGTTAACCTTGCCAAAAAATTTGGCCTGACTCCAGAACAATACTGGAAAGCTCAACAAGAATTGGAGGCCCGTAATGGCTGAAAGTAAAGAAAATCGGATCCCAAGAGAGATCGCAACACGTGCGGAATTTGAGCGTCCCAAGCAGTGGGCGCAACCAGAACTGCTGCCCGAGCCAGACAAACAGCCCGGATACAGCTACCGTTGGATTCGTGTTGCTACGATGAACAAAGCTGACCCACGTAACATTTCGGCCAAACTCCGAGAAGGTTGGGAACCAGTTTCCATCGACGAACAACCAAAATTTCGACTGCTAGCCGATCCCGAAAGTCGTTTTAAAGACAACGTCGAGGTCGGTGGTCTATTGCTTTGCAAGACACCTAATGAGTTTGTTGACCAGCGAAGTGCATTTTTTGCTAAACAAACACAAGCTCAAACAGATGCTGTGGACAATAGTTTCATGCGTCAAAGTGATGCGCGGATGCCGCTCTTCCAAGAGCGTAAGTCCTCGTCCAGCTTTGGCAAAGGTACTTAAATTTCAAAAAGGAGTCTTAAATGGCTTATCCCACCATCGACGCCCCTTACGGCGCCAAACCGGTCAATCTGATCGGCGGACAGGTGTTTGCGGGTTCTACTCGCAATCTACCTATTCAGTATAACTATGGCACCCCTCTGTTCTACGGTGACTTAGTTACTTTGTTGGCTGGTTATGTTGTGATTGCAACTTATCCTGTTAGCACCACCAATACAACGGTCGGTGTTTTCTTAGGTTGTTATTACACAAACCCTACCACCAAGCAACGTCAATTCTCACAGTACTACCCAGCTAACGTAACTGCTGGCGACATTACTGCTATTGTCGGTGACGATCCTGACCAAGTGATGAAAGTCGCTGTAACTACTACCGCTGCCGGTGTAGTTATTGGTTCAGCTTCTTCAATTCTCGTTGGCGCTAACATGGCTGGCGGCACACAAACTGGCTCAGTATCTACTGGTAACAGTAGCATGTCTGTTGTCGGTGCGTCTGCTACTACCTCTGGTGGCGGCTTCCGTGTATTGAACTTGGTTCCCGATACACAAATCAGTTTATCAAGCACATACGTGTCTGGTGGCGCACCCTCAGCAACCTCTGTTGTTGTGTCTGGTTTGCCGGTCGGCGCGTTCTTGCCAATTGGTACTGACGTGTATAACTTGGTAAATGGTCAATTACAGTTTACAGGCGCTACTTTGAGTACTGCTTCTACTGTGACAACCACTGGTAATACAACTCTTACTGTGACTTCAATTGCAACTCAAGTCGCTGGTACTGTTGTATTGGTCGAAACCCCCGAAGTATTGGTTAAGTTCAATTTCGGCGCACATCGCTATTACGTAGCATAAGGAGCTTAAATCATGGCTATTTCACGCGCACAACTATTGAAAGAGCTGCTCCCCGGACTGAACGCTTTGTTCGGTTTGGAGTATGCAAAGTACGGCGAAGAGCACAAAGAGATCTACGAAACAGAGACCTCTGAGCGTTCCTTTGAAGAAGAGACCAAGCTGTCTGGTTTCTCTGCTGCACCTGTTAAGAACGAAGGCTCTGCCATCGCTTATGACAATGCACAGGAAGCATGGACTGCTCGTTACAACCACGAAACCATCGCTTTGGGTTTCTCGCTGACCGAAGAGGCCATCGAAGACAACTTGTACGACAGCTTGTCTGCTCGTTACACCAAAGCTCTGGCTCGTGCTATGGCATACACCAAGCAGGTTAAAGCTGCTGCTGTGTTGAACAACGGCTTCTCTAGCGCTTACCCCGGTGGCGACGGTGTTGCTCTGTTCTCCAACGCACACCCATTGGTGTCTGGCGGTACTAACAGTAACATCCCATCTACCCCTGCCGACTTGAATGAAACATCGTTGGAAAACGCTGTTATTCAGATCAGCTTGTGGACAGATGAGCGTGGCCTGTTGATCGCTGCCAAGCCTAACAAGCTGGTGGTTCCACCTGCATTACAGTTCACGGCAACTCGTTTGCTTGAGACTGAATTGCGCGTGTCAACTGCTGACAACGATATCAACGCATTGAAGAACAATGGTTCTATCCCTGGTGGATATACCATTAACCACTTCTTGACTGATACCAATGCTTGGTTCCTGACTACAGACGTGCCTAACGGTATGAAGCACTTTGTGCGTTCGCCTTTGGCTCAGTCAATGGACGGCGATTTCGATACTGGTAACGTTCGTTACAAGTCTCGTGAGCGTTATTCATTCGGCTGGTCTGATCCATTGGGCATGTTCGGCTCTACCGGCGCTTAATATTTCCTAGGAAATATGTGGAGAAGGGGGCTTGCGCCCCCTTTTCTTTTGTTGTATATTGCTTTCAACCCGGGGTTATCCGGTGTTCTGACAGTCCCGGCTGACGACATGCAGACAGAACACCCTCACTTGCATGTAAGGAAAAATCATGGCAAATACCACGTTCTCCGGCCCAGTCATATCTAACAATGGCTTCATTACCGGAACAGCTTCTTCCCCGATTGTTGAGACTACCGCAGGTAACGTATCTGAGTCTTACGTCACCACATCCGCTGCTACTGGCGATACACGTCTGTCTTATCAGCGTTTGGAATTTACTTCCACTGGTTCTGGCGAAACTATCCGTGCTTTAACTCGAGTGACAGGCGCTGGTGGCGCTACAGGCGGTACAATCAACGGCGCTCACATCAGCTTGAGCATCAACGGCTCTGGCACTATTTCTGGCGCTGGTAACGCTCTTCGCGCTACTTTGGGCGGTTCTTCTACAAATCCCGGTGGCACTATCGCAGCTATTCAAGCCGACTCTGACTTTGCTTCTGGTGGCACTTGGACAAACGCTTCTTTCATCCGCTTTACAAACAGCGGCACTGGCACAGTGGCTAACTTGTTCAACATCCCCGCAGCTATGTTTGTAACAAGCACTGCCACTATTGCCAAGACTTTAAGAGTTGTGGCTTCGGACGGTACGCCTTATTTCATTATGTGTTCTAGCGCAGCTTAATATGCAGATAACTAAAGAATTCTTGGAGTCTGAGATTCGTGACCTTGAGACTGAAGTACAGAAGGCGCAAACCTTTTTAATTCAAGCTCAGGCCACGATCCAAGCATACAAGATGCTCGTTAACAGATTAGACGCACCGGAGCAAGAAAATGGCACAAATACTACTCTCTAAAGCCACTGGCACCGGCGCTGGTGCGGCGTGGAATCCTCGCGATACGTCGGCTGTTGCCACGTACACTTATCACAGCTTCCAAGCTATTGGCTCAACATCCACATCTACCGGCGCAGCTACTGTCTTGATCCAAGTAAGTAACGATGGCGTGAATTACATTACGATGGGCACAATTACTTTAACGCTTGGAACATCGGTTACTTCTGATGGTTTTGCTGCGGCAAATACTTGGGAGTACTATCGCGCTAACGTAACCGCCATTTCTGGTACTGGCGCAAGTGTCACCGTATACATGAAAGGTTAATCATGACGGTCGTAGTTAACAACCCAGTCGCAGGTTTCGTGGCCGCTAACTACGGCATGTTTCAAAATAACGCGACCATAACAAACGGCGGCGCAACTACTGCCAATTTGTTCACGTTGGATACAACTGATTTTGCCAATGGCGTATCAGTGGTTAGCGGCTCTAGGATTACGATTTCTACCGGCGGCGTGTACAACTTGCAGTTTTCAGCACAGTTTTCACGCGCAGGAGGTGCTGGGTTTTCTACAGCAGACGTTTGGCTGTCCAAAAACGGCGCTAATGTTGCAGACACCAACGGGCAGGTAAACATTCCACAAAGCGGAGGCAAGACCATTGCTTCTTGGAACTATTTGATTCAGGCAAACTCCGGCGATTATTTCCAACTGTATTGGTCCAGCACTGATACTAACTTGGAAGTTTTTTACGCAGCAGCCGGAACAAACCCAACACGTCCTGTGACCCCTGCAATTATCGTAACTGTTCAACAGGTGGCTTAAATCATGGCGACCCCAGCATGGACCAGGAAAGAAGGCAAGAATCCCGAAGGCGGCCTGAACGCCAAAGGTCGGGCCTCCGCGAAAGCGCAGGGCATGAATCTGAAGCGTCCCCAACCCGAGGGCGGCAGCAGGCGAGACTCTTTCTGCGCCCGTATGAAAGGGATGAAAGCGAAATTGACGAGCGCCGAAACCGCAAAGGATCCGAATTCGAGGATTAACAAAAGCCTGCGGGCGTGGAACTGTTGATATGGACTTGATGATTTGGAATGTTGTCCTCTCATTTGCATCAGCGTTACTGGTGTTTTGGGTAAAGGTGTCTCACGATGAAGTGAAGCGCTTGGGTATTTTGTTGAGTAAAACTCGAGAAGAGAATGCTGAGAAGTATGTAACCAAGTCAGATGTTCACAATGACATCAACCGAGTGCTGGCCAGATTGGATAGACTTGAGAGCAAGATAGATGACTTCATGAAGGAGCATCGCAGTGCCATCAGTTAGCAAGAAACAACACAATTTCATGGCGGCGGTGGCCAACAACCCAGCGTTTGCCAAGAAGGTAGGCGTCCCACAGTCCGTGGGCAAAGAATTTTCCAACGCGGACAAGAACCGCAAATTTTCAAAAGGTGGTGATACTATGGCTTCTAAAATGAATCCCGGAATGATGGCGATGATGGCTAAGAAAAAGAGCGCGCCCGCTAAGAAAATGGCTGATGGCGGTATGACCATGGTCAAAAAAGGTAACAAAATGGTTCCTGACTTTGCTGCTGACGGCAAAGGCAAAATGGCCAAAGGTGGCGTGGCAGCTTCTTCTATGGGCAAAGTGAGGACAGCAGCTCCTAGCCGTGACGGTGTTGCCATGAAAGGCAAGACCAAAGGTACGCAAATTAAAATGGCCGGCTCTGGTGTCCCTGGTGGCATTGGTTCACGTGTGATGAAAAAAGGCGGAATGGCCAAGTGCTAATTTAAGGAATCATCATGGCAACCAGCACCCGAGCAGGAACAATGGACGCGTATAAACCGCGTCGCCCCGGCACTACGTATGAGGACTCTATAACTTCTGAGGACATCAAAAAGATGGATGCTCAGAAGGAAGAGGTCAATATGCAGAAGAAAATTGAGGCAGCTCAAAAGATCCGAACTATGGCTAAAGGTGGCTCTGCCTCCTCACGTGCCGATGGTTGCGCTGTCAAAGGCAAGACTCGTGGCACTATGGTCACTATGAAAGGCGGCGGTTACGCCTGTTAAATTATGATGGCATCCCGTGGTATGGGCGCAATCCGCGCCAGCAAAATGCCCAAAGGTACTGAAAAGGCCCGACGGGATGACACTGATTTCACCCAGTACAAAGAGGGTGGCAAGGTAAACGCTGCCGGCAATTACACCAAACCCAGTCTGCGCAAAAGAATTGTGGCGCAGGTAAAAGCCGCAGCAACGCAGGGCACTGGCGCAGGTCAGTGGTCGGCTCGTAAAGCCCAGCTGGTTGCCAAGAAGTACAAGGCGGCTGGAGGTTCTTACCGTGACTAAGCTTTGCTTGAAATGCAATTCTGAAAAGCCATTAGAAGACTTTTACAAGTTTTTTGACAAATGGTCAGATAAACATTATTCAAGCGCCCGTTGCAAACCTTGTCATCAAGAATACAAGCGCGAAAGCCCCACTACCCCACGTAACCGCAAAGCGGAAAAATTGCAGTTGCGATACGGGTTAACGTATGAGCAGTGGGAGCAAATGCGGCTAAATGAAGGATATGCTTGCATGATATGTGGCATAACTGAAAATGAAATTGACAAAAAACTTGATGTAGATCATTGCCACACAAGCGGAAAAGTTCGTGGTATTTTGTGCAACCCGTGCAACAATATGATTGGTCATGCTAAAGACAACATTCAAGCGCTGCGGGCTGCTGCGGATTACCTTGAACAAAATGCGAGTGGGTACAAAGGATTTGAAAATTGAAAGCGCCTCAAAAATCCTTAAAGGATTGGGGCGACCAGAAATGGAGAACCAAAAGTGGAAAACCGTCTAGTAAAACTGGCGAACGATACCTTCCAGAAGCTGCGATCAAAAGTCTCAGCTCTTCTGAGTACGCTGCGACAACACGTGCAAAACGTGCTGGCAAAGCTAAAGGGAAACAATTCGTAGCACAACCTAAGACAATTGCAAAGAAAACAGCGGGGTTTAGATAATGGCAAAATTTCCTGATCTCACTGGTGACGGCAAAGTCACCCAAGCCGACATTCTTAAAGGTCGTGGCGTTGAGTCCATGAAAAAAGGCGGCGCCACCAAAAACTTCATTCAAAGCGCAATCAAAAAGCCTGGCGCCCTGCGCTCTGCTTTGGGCGTGAAAGAAGGGAAAACAATTCCCGCAAAGAAGCTGGCTAAGGCAGCAAAAGCACCCGGCAAGCTGGGGCAGCGCGCACGTCTGGCTCAGACACTAAAGAAAATGAAGTAAATCATGGCCAAGACCACCGGCACCACAGCTTTTAACCTCGACATGAACGACCTCATTGAAGAGGCGTTTGAGCGTTGCGGCCAAGAACTTCGTACGGGTTATAACTTCCGCACAGCGCGGAGATCATTGAACCTGTTGACGATTGAGTGGGCAAACCGTGGCCTGAACTTCTGGACTGTAGAACAGGGCCAGATCCCTATGGTGACGGGTCAGGCTATCTACCCCATGCCGGTGGACACAATCAACCTCCTAGATACCGTTGTGCGCCAAAGCAACGGCACATCTAACCAGATCGACATCAACATCAGTAGCATTTCTGAATCGACCTACATGAGCTTGCCAAACAAGTTGGCACAAGGTCGTCCAATTCAGTATTGGTTTAACCGCCAGTCTGGGCAAGAGAATCTGTCTACTGTTACCTTGAACGGCGCCATATCGTCTACAGCCACCACAATCACGGTGTCAAATGTGGCTAACTTAACGACCGCTGGGTTTATCAAAATTGATAACGAAACAATCAGCTATCCAAACATTGATCCAGTAAACAACCAATTGATTAACTGCGCTCGTGGACAAAACGGCACAACTGCTGCGGCGCATAGTACCGGCGCAGCCCTAACAATCCAGAACTTACCCGCCATTAATGTGTGGCCTACACCTAACGCCCCCGGTGATCAGTACATGTTTGTGTACTACCGCATGCGCCGTATTCAAGACGCCGGCTCTGGTGTGACAGTGCAAGATATTCCATTCCGCTTTATTCCCTGTATGGTGGCAGGGCTGGCTTATTTGTTGAGCATGAAGTTGCCAAATGTTGATCCACAGCGCGTACTGGGTCTAAAGGCCGAGTACGAACAGCAGTGGGATCTAGCGCAGTCAGAAGACCGCGACACCTCTCCGTTGAGGTTTGTGCCAAGAAACATGTTCTATGCCTAATAAATTTGCATCAGGCAAACATGCGATTGCTGAATGCGACCGATGTGCGCAGAGGTACATGCTCAAGGAATTGAAGACACAGATAGTCAAGACTAGGCCATTTAATATTAGGGTGTGTCCATCGTGCTGGGATCCTGATCAGCCGCAGTTGCAGCTGGGTATGTACCCAGTTAACGATCCGCAAGCTGTGCGTGAACCGCGTCCTGATGTGAGCTACATAGTGTCTGGCCAAAGTGGTCTACAGATTTTGCAGACCGACAGCACGACCCAAGATGGGTTTGGATACCCAGAAGCGGGCAGTCGGATCTTCCAGTGGGGATACAACCCTGTTGGTGGAGCAAGTGGGTTTGACACTCTTTTAACGCCAAATAACTTGGTGTTAGCGGTAGAACTTGGTACAGTAACGGTAAGCGTAACTTAGGAGATTGAAATGGACAAAGCGGATTTAAAACAGGATAAAAAGATGGCAGCTAAAGCCGTGCATAAGCACGAGAAAAAGCTGCATCCCGGTCAGCCGATGACTAAATTGGCAAAAGGCGGCAAAACCAATCTGCAAATGAAGCAGCTGGGTCGCGGCTTGGCCAAAGTTGCCAATCAGAAGAAGTCTTCCTTTACATACAAAAAAGGCGGTTAATATGGCTAAATTCAGCAAAAAAGTAATGGGCAAAGAAGTTGGTGATGCCAGCGTCTATGCAGAACCGCACACCATGACTGGACAAGCTGTGAAAGCTGCAAATAATCCTGGCTCTGGCCCAAACCGTAGCAGTGCAAACACAGTAGATATGTCTGTAGGTAATATTTACCGCAACCCTGAAGGCAAACCTACAAAAACTTCCGGCATCAAGATGCGCGGAACTGGCGCGGCTACCAAAGGTGTGATGTCTAGAGGCCCAATGGCTTGATATGAATTACATTGAACTGTTCAATACCATTCAGTCGTATACGGAAAATACCTTTCCGGAGTTCACCGCTTCTAACGCAGACGCGGTTACGGCTACTGAGCAGATTAATCGTTTCATTGAACAAGCCGAGCTTCGCATCTATAACACGGTGCAGTTCCCGTCTCTTCGTAAGAATGTGACAGG